CAGGCATGTCTCCAGCGCCAGGAGTGCCATCGACCTGGAAGCGGATCTGCGCACCTTGCTTGTAGTCCGTGCCGTCATGACCCACGGCCATGATGGCCAGCAGTGTGTCGTTGTCAGCGACGATGGCATGGGTGTCGTCATCGGTGGCCGTTCTTGAGCCAACCAGGATTGCCGGCAGGGTTGTCGAGTGACGATGGATGATGACCGCCGCGACATTCGTGCCGCCAATATCTGACGCCTTCAGTGCGCTCTGGTAGAGAACGCCATCGATGGTGATGCCGGCTTGCTCGAGGCCTGGGTTACCCGCGATGATCTGCGGTCCCTGGGTATAACTGCCGAGCGGATTCAGGAACAGCGGTGCCGCGGTGGTGTCATCGCTCTTGGATTGGATGGCCTGGAAGTCGTACTCCAGGTGCTGCGAGATGCTTGGATCCAGTGCGCCGGTAACCAGGGCTACATCGTGATCGACCAGGTCAACCGCACTGGCGTTGGTCAGGACGATCTGCCCAGGCATGGCGCCGATCAGCACGTTGAAGCTGAGAGCGGTGATACCTGGTGACCAGGGTCCTGTGAACGAAATGCTGTAAATGACCTGGGTGTTGGAATCCACAATCAGCATGCCGACTTCGAGATCGTCGGCAGCGTTCATGTCGGTCGTGCGTTCCCAGGCATCCGGACCCACGTTGTAGGTGCCGTTCTCATTCGGCGCGGTCTGGTCCTTGACCAGGACACGATCCTTGGTGCTGGTCACCACTCCGTTGAGAACCTGGCCGGTACCCTTCAGCGTGATGTTAGTCGTGGTCGATGTTTTGACCGGCGCCTTGATCCCCTCTTCGGGCGACTTGCCCATTCTCGAAATAGCGGAAGTAACCATTATTTGTCTTTGTCAGCCCCCTCAGTAAATGCCAGGTACGGGTTGTAGATGTCGCCCTCTTTGCCCTGGTTGAATGAATCGGTGTACTCGATTACGCGCCAGATGTTCCCGGATCCAGGAGCTGGTACTACCGAGGTCACGGTCTTGCCAACATCAGACATGAGCTTCATCAGGGTCTGCCTGCCTTCCAGGTAGGAATCGATCTCGCTCTCCAATCTGAACGGCGCGGTGACCAGGGTGGTGATCGGTGAAGTCGGGGTGAATCCCTCCCACACCGAGCCGGCTTCCCTGACCAATGGCAAGGTCGCGATCATGAACTTCAGGTAGTTCTTTGTTGCCCACTCGTGCCACTCCTCCTCCTCGTCTGGCCAGTCACCGATTGCCAGCTGTGTCAGGTTAGCGATTATTATGGGGAGCACCACGGCTTCCATCAAGAAGGCAGGGTTAAGAAAAGTTTCGCCACCCTTCGAGGATTTGTACAGGCGCTGGTAGTAGGCGTTGAACCAGGACTGGAAGACCGTCATGCTCTTCACCAGCTCGGTCTGGTTGCTCTGCAGCAGCCGGCCCAGGTGCAGGTCGGAACCAGATCCCACTGACTCGGCCACCGCGCTGTCAGCCTCGATGACCGCCCTGGCCTCGTCGCCGTGCGCCTCGATGCCCAGGTTGTACTTCGCGTACCAGGTGGGATAGGCCACAGCTGAATCGACCATGGTCTGCATGATGAAGCCGTAGGACTTGAATGCATTCCAGTACTGCCCCTCGATGCCACGCCAGGTGATCCTGAACTTCGTAGTCGCCATGACTTTCTTCATGGTCTCACGCGCTTCACGGTTGACCAGGTCGGCACGATTCTCCATGAACTTGGATTTCTCTTTGATCATTTTAGTCATGGCTGAGTAGTTGGATCCAAACATGCCCACGCCCTGGATGAACGGAATGATCCCGACTTCCCTGATCGACGCTGCTGCTGCAGCTGGCTGCTGTGCCACGTTACGAAACGAGTAGGCCAGGTGCATCAAGGTCGCTGACTGGCGTACCCACTTCGATGCTCGAGCAATCCATTGTGAAGATTCCTGTGCCGGCTGGGCAGCGGCCACCGCGGCCACGGCATGCACCAGGTTCCGGTAGTACGGGGCGCCGTGCTTCTTCACGATCATGTCCTGGATCTCGCGATTGTTCAGGATTGATCGCAGGTGCCTGCCGGCTTCAGAGAAGGCGATGTACTGCGTCTTGTCTTCAATCGACATCGAGATGTTACTCGCATCGAGGTTCACGACCCTGCCTCCGGATCCTTTCCTGGCGTGGGTGGATCCTGCCGCCATCGGTACCACGTTGCTGGTCCGCATGCCTCGCTCTTGTTCATCGGCCAGCTGAGTGCTCTGGCTGGTGTACATCAGCTGCATGTGGCCACCCGTCATCTGCACACCGTTGACGGTGAACGGAGTAGCCATCAGTTTCGGTGGCGCCACACCCATCATTGCCTTGGCTGTTCTTGCCAGGTCAGGCCACTGTGATTCATTCATCGCCCAGACCTGGTTGGCCAGCTCAAGCTGTTCAGGTGTGAGCCGCTCCATCAACGCCATGGCGTCATTCTCGTTGATCTCGTGGCCCTCCATGACTGCCGCCCTCGAGGACTCGGTTCCCCAGTAGACAGCCAGCATGAAGATCTCCTCGCTGGTGTACTCCTGCTCCAGGCCATCCTCGGTTGTGAATGGCAGCGCGTCATCCTGGCGCAGGCCTACGCCAGAGATCCCGCTCATGAAAGTCTCCATCTGCTTGAACATCTGCATCTGCAGCTCGAACTTTTTATCGACCGCAGCCTGGAGTGGTTTGAGGATATTCTCGAACGCCCAGCCCCCATCCTTGAAGCCATCCATCTTGCGGACCATGTTGACGATCGAGGGCAGTGATGCCCAGTAGTCTCCCCAGGTCAGCCTGGCTATTTTGCCGGCGCGTACCTTCTTCGGTGAGACAGGATAATCCTTGCCACCATTCTCATCGATGGACTCGAGGCCGGCTTCGCGCATGTCAGCAGCCTCCTCGCTGCCCTTCGATGCGATCTGGCCACCGACATAGCGCAGGTGCTCGAGCATGAGGACCACGCCCTTCATCTCACCGACAGTCATCTCGTCAAAGGTCTTCAGCTCGAAGCCCTCGAGGGTGCCGTTCTTGTGTCGGAATTGGATGGCTGCGATCACGTTCGGGTCCAGCATCTCCAGGCCTACCAGATCGCCCTCGTCCTTGTTCTCGGGATTGGTCTGGGCCTCGAAGAAGTCCATGACATTCCGAGCATACTGCGCTCGTTCCTCTGGCTTCAGTCGCATGTCGTAGGCCTTGGACAGGTTGGCCATAGCCTGGATGTATTGCAGGTCCACCTGGGTGGGCTTCATCTTGCCGGCTTCGATCCGTTTCTGCACTGCCTTCACGAACTTGCGGCTCTTCTCCATCTTGGTCCTGGCGTCCATCGCTGCCCTGTACAGGTAGTGGTTCGCCAGCTGCTGGATCTTGTGCGGGGTGGCGTCCTCGCCCTTGGCAACAGCCGCAGCTGCAGCCTTCGCCGCCTTGATCATCTGGTTGTAAAACTTGTTCGGTCGGATCTCCTTGTAGGTGTAGGTCCCGATCAATAGCTCGGCCTCGTGCTGGAGGTTCTTCCGATTGATCTTCGGCGCCTTGCGGTTCTCGGCCTTCAGCTCCATCAGTAGCAGCTCGGCCTGGTCATCGTTCAGCATCGCCTCACGGACCTCCTGCTCGAGCGTACCATCGTTGAGGATGTCGCCGTGGCGCTGGACCATGATCTCTTCAGCAGCCTGCTCGGATGCCTGCTTCATTGTCGGGGATTCCTTCACCTGCTCGTACATGTCTTTGACGCTGGCGAAGCCGTACTTCTCAGCGACGAGACCAGGGTCCTGGCCACCACCGACAGCCTTGCCGATCCAGTTCTTACCGTTCGGCCAGCCACCGATCGCATCGCGCAGCATGTGCCAGTCCACCTTGCCCTCGTCCGTAGACATCTCAGCGATTGCCTGGTGGATTGGCTCCTGGCCCAGGCGCTCGACCTCGGCCTCGACCAGTGGCGCCTTCTCAGCTGCCCACTCCTTCGACTTCATTTGCTTGTACTGCTTCATCACCTTGGCATCGAGCGTGGCCTCGGCAGTTTTGTTCTTGCGTTCGGCCAGCTTCTTGTACTTTTTCCACTGCTCATCAGTCATGCCGGCCTGCTCCTGGGATTGGAACAGCTCACCGTACTCAGGCGTACTCGCGGCCAGGTCGATCTCAGCCTCGGTGGCCAGCATGCGGTCGAAGATCTCGGTGATCTCAGGCGACATCTTGGCACGAGTCAGCCGCGGATCCGACAGCGTCCGGTACAGTCGCTTCAACCAGGAAGTGAATGATGCGAACGCTCGGCGCAGGCCGATCGATGGCGCCTTGCCCTCGCGCAGGTAGACCTCGAAGGTCTCGGCCCAGGTCTCGTGTTGTTCCCTGGTGATGTCCTCGAAGCTCTCGACGCCGAGCCAGTCAAGCATGGCCTGCTGGTTCTCGTTGATGCCGTACTTCTCGACCCACACCCGCTGAATATCCAGGAACATGTGTCCGGTCTCGTGCAAGAAGGTCGAGAGATCTGCAGCCTGGGTCAGCTGGATGATGCGCTTGCCACTGACGTCAGGGTAGTAGCGTCCGCGGTCAGGCTGTTCCAGGAAGCCCTCGCCCTTCTCCACTTCAGCCTCCATCCACTCGAGGCCTGATGTGTCGTGCGCCAGCGTCAGGTTTTTACCCTCGAATGCGATCGCCCACTCCAGGCCATCGACCAGGATGCCGTCATAGCCCTGGGCCATCAGGTCGAGGCGGTCCTGCTTGTTTGCCTGGATAGATCGGTCGCCCATCGCGACGAACTCTTCGGACGAGATGACCAGGGGCTTCTTGAATTGGAAAGTAACGGTAACGAGGTTGTCGCCAAACTCAGGCGCATCGTAAGACATTGCAGTCAGGAAGTGTCCCAGGTGCGCGGTAGGCCGGCCAGTGTTGCCGCCCAGGTACCCGTCATCGAAGTGCGAGAAAGCTACATGGCTTCGGTGGAGGAATGTAACAGCTTCGCCACGTTTCGCTCTTGCGAACTCGGCAGATACTTCGCTGTCAGTTCGGCTCGTCGCTGCGGCGTAATCTTCTCGGGCTTGGGCTGCTTCCTCTGGGGATCGAGCAGCTGCTTCAGTAGCTTTGTCATCTTCAGTCCTCCGGACATCGGGGTGAGTGAATCCCATTTCGACCAGGGCTTCAGCCTCGGCCTGGGTGATTTTGATGGACCCATCTTCCAGGGCATTGTCGATCTCGATCAGGGCCTCGTCCTTGCTGACATCAGACTGCGCGAAGTACTCAGGCACAGCATTCTGATATTCCATGTAGACGATGTCAGGCTCACCGTTGTTGTACTCGATGAAGGTCGCCTTGTCCCAGTCAGCTGGCTTGAATTTTTCTACCCAGGGATCCCGACCAACTTCTACGAAGCCGGCCATCGCGTAGACCTGGGGCAGGATGGTGTCGAATGCGTCGAGCTTGGTACCGCCAGCGCGTTCGACGGCCAGGGCCAGCATCGAGTAGACGCGACCAGGCTCGTCACGATTCGGTGCGGCGAAGACGCTGACGATGTCGCCATCTGCCTTCACGGCGAAGCCGGCAGTCTGGTCCTCGTTCACGAACAGCTTCATGCCGGCGTACTCGTCAGTCGGGTACACATAGACCGCGGCACCCTCGGGGTGAGCGTCCTTGATATTCTGAATGGATTGCGCGAAGAGGTCCGCGTTCTCAGGTGTGGCTTCCATCTCCACCATGGTCATCGGTGTGACTTCAGCTGCAGCTAACTCGTTGGAGTAATCCTGCCTGGGTTTGTGTATTACGCCGAGTACATTTCCAAGAGTTCCTCGGCTCGGAGCCGTGTAACTTTTAGCTTTCTCATTATCGCTTCGACTAACCCGATTTGGGACGAGGATATTCCTTCTAAGGAACGCGCTGCGTTCTTTTCGAGCAAGGCCTCGAGCAGCTGCCGGTTGCCCTTCCGCGGCTTGTGCTGGAAGTTCTCCTGCTGCTCGTCCTGCGCTGACTTGATCCGCATGTTGCTGCTCCGCTCGTTGTTGTGCCGACTTGATTGCGGCAGGTTTGATGCCCCGCGCCTTTGCCAGTTTAGCGGCAGCGTTCGCGTAGTCGGGCGCCTCATCCAGGTCGTAACCGTTGGCCACATCCTCTTCAGATTTTGCCTTGTCGTAGAGCCGCTTCTCTGGGTACCACAACAAGGCCTGGAGATCGGCCATCGTCATATCAGTATAGCCCTGGTTATGCATGTTTTCCAGGATGGTAGTGAACACTCCCCTGATCCAGTTGCGCTCGGTTCCGTTCTGTGGCGCCTCCTTCTGGCCGTCCACATCTTTGGCCAGGCCATTGCCCAGCTTGCGCAGCTGACTACCGATGACAGTGCGGTTCATGTCGGACCTGGAATCGGGGTTGACTGACTTCAGCTGGATCCGCTGTGCGATCTCGATGTAGGTCGGACCACCAGGCTTGCCATGGTTGGTGAGATCCATGTCGAGGGTCTTCTGGAAAAACCCCCAGGCCTTCGAGGCCTTCGACATCCTGGTCAGCTTCTTCTCCATGTCAGCGACCTTCGCCTCGACCAGGTCAGGTCGATCCTTGATCAGGGATCCAGTCCACCGGCCCCAGGTCCGCATCAGCCAGCGGTCCATGGTCAGCTGGTCGTACTCGCCGTTGAGATTCATGAAGAAGCCGTTGCCGATCTTGGGGCCGAGGACCGCGGCACCATACACTACGGTGTCCACCAGCTCACCTCCTGGGTCCAGGTCCATCCGCTTCAGCTGGGCAACAGTGAACTGGCTCTGGAACATCGCGCCAAAGTTCTCGAGGCCCATCTCATCAACCAGTTTATTGAACAGGTCCATGTGCTCATTCATCTTGCCGCCAGCGGTACCCTCACCGATGTTGTTCGGCATCTTGCCATCCTTCTTGTAGGCACGATACGCGGCTTCAGCCATCTTGAAATTGTTGTCCACCTTCATGCCGTTGCTGGTCACAGCCAGGGCAAAGGTGAATGCAAACCTGGCGTTGGGATCTGTCAGGATCTCGGGGTGGATGGTACCCAGGACCTCGAGCGCCTTGCTCACTGTCCTGTCGTACCAGCCGACAGCGTCAGCGTTGTCCTGCAGCGCGAAGATTGCATCGGCGGTACCGACTGCAGCCAGGTGCGCGGCGTTGTCCGCGGTGCGCTCCTCGAGAGTGCCAGTGTCCTCGAAGCCCTGCGATTCCAGGTAGGCCTGGAGCACGTTGGCCTGCATCACCTCCTTCAGTTCGCGGTTGGTGTTGTACTTGGTAGCCTCGGCCAGCTTGATGTTGTTCTCGAGCGATGCCGCTTCGGCAGCGTCAGGCCGGTCCACAGGTGGCGCCTCGCGCTCGATGGTGCCACCCGCTTCCTCGATCCTGGCGACCAGGGCCTCGGCCTCCTGCTCGACCAGGACCTCGAGGTTGGCAATCGCCTGCTCGTCGGTGCTGCCGTCGAGGATCTCCTTGCGCAGGAAGGCAATGTCGTTTTCAGACAGTGTTCCAACCTTGGCGATGCAGGCGTCTAATGGCATGGCTTACCCCTGGCCTGGCGCCTGTGTCATGGTGACCTGCTGTGGCTGCAGGTTCTTCATGGCACCGAGCAGCAGCTCGACTTCGTTGACGGGCAGGCACTTGATGGCATGCTTCATCTTGTCGAAGATCTCGACCGGCACGACCACCGCATTGATCATCTGGACCTGCGGCATCTGCGGCAGCTGGGACTCCGGACCAGGCTTGTCGTTGTTGACCTTGTTCTTGTCTCGTTTCTGTACGTTTGCTTGTGTCATATTTTCCTCACTGGGTTAATGTAGCCGGTTGCAAAGTTGCACCAGGCCATGGGTCATCATGAGTAGATCATCGTCTTCGCGATGGATCTGTTCACTCTGATTATTGAATCTGTCGTGGGTCTCACTCTCGTCGCCCTCTGGTATGGGATCTCCATACGTTACCCGCAGAATCGCACCAGGCAATGTTAGATGTGCGTTGGCGCTGATGAACCGTCCCTGGTTGGGATCGGTGACCCTGCTTAGATTGATGATGATGCCTGAGTCAATCGAGTAGCCAGGCGCACTGACCTGGTCCTGGATCAGCGCACTGATGTCGGGTGATGTCTCGGCCACACCGAGGACCTGGGTGTTGATTGGCCAGAGAACATCGGCACTGGCATACGGAGTAACGAGGTTGTTGGAAATGGCAAAATCCAAATCAACATTGCCAGGGTAGTTCTGGTAGTCATGACCCAGGCCGTCACCGAAGTGGTACAGCTGACCATTCGACAGGAACTCGTTCAGGTGGCCGACAGAGATGAAGTTAGTAAAGTCAGCTGCGTACTCGACCGTGATGACCAGGAAGTAATCCTGGCCGGCTACCAGTGTCGGGTTAGTCGTGAAGCGGAAAATGATGCCGCTCAATGGAAGGGGAACGAGCGCCAAGGTGCTGGCTGCAATCGGTATGCTGGTTCCATTGGTAATATCAACGCCGTCCGGTATGTTGACCCCGCGGTCAATCGTGACGCCCTGGATGTGGCAGATAACATTGCCGGTCGGATTGTTGAATCGTCGCATCTGGTAGGAGATGAACAGCACCTCGGTGTTGCCTGCTACGGGCGTGATCAGCTGCGCCAGTTGATCGCTCTGCGGGAGACTGCCACCAACCACAGTAGCAAAGCGCAACGCCCACTCACGGTTGCCGACATCGAAACCGATTGGCTGCGCCATGAAAGTAAACGTGGTGCTGACAACAGCGATCTCCTGGTTCGACCAGGCGTCACGGCGCCAGCCCTCGAACGGCGTGAATGGAAGATGAAGCGGATCCTGGCCCTGGGCATCCGCGCCAAACCGATCCGGTGTGTTCATGGTGGCAGAGAACGGCAGTGGGTTCAGATTGGTATTGAACGGCGTGTACTCCATGGTCGCTGCCGTGATGTCCGAGTTCGGCGGGATCTGCGCGTCCCAGCTGTTAGCAGTCTGGGCTTGCAATCCAATGAAGAAGTTGCCGATGGTCATGCGCTCATTGTTGTTCAGCCAGGTCTGGTTCGGACCCTGGAACACATGCTGCCAGGTTGACCAGAAGTTGTCGGCTTCTTCAACGGCGATGATGACTTCAGGCATGAGGAAAATCCCCAGGATCCAGTGGCAGAATAATCTCATCGACCGGCATCCGCGCAACCTTTTCCAGCAGGTCCATCAGGTTATCGAACTCAAGATCATCGAGCATTGAGCACCCCCAGGGTCACGCACTCGTTGTACATCCTGACCAGGTTTCGATCCACTTGCCCCTGCGTGAGCTTGGCAGCAACTCGCAGGTGCGCCTCGATGGCGGCACGGTTCGGTCGAGCACCAGGCAGCACCAGGAACTTGAGCAGTGCGCTGACTGCGCGTTCCTTCGGAGGCCTGACGATCCTGGTGGCTGGATCCGGAAGCTGTTGGCCGTTGCTCATCAGTGTAGGCTCGTGTGGTTTGGTGGCAGGAGCTTCTCGAGTTCGGCACGGATTGCTGCCTCGCTCACAGCTGCACTTCCTGGAGGCCCTGCTGCTCCCGCTACTCCTCGAGGACCTTGCGGACCTGGTGGGCCAGCTGGGCCTGCTATTCCCGCTATTCCTGCTATTCCTTCGGGCAGTGGGTGGCCGTGCTTGGTCATCTCTTCCTGGAGCTGGGCCGTCAGCGCGTCCAGGCGCTCCACATCCTCGATGAGATTCGACAGCTCGTCATAGATCGCGTCATTGCCGACGATGTCCCTGGATGCTTCATCGACCAGGCCGATCGCCACCGCGGCATCGCGGATCGGAGTTGTATCGGTGACCTGGCCAACAACCAGGGATCCACCAGTGGCAACCACCAGGCCCCAGATCAGCATGGCAACTTTCCTGGTGGCCATCGCAATCTCGAACCACTGCTTGATCTTGCCGGCACGAGACAGGATTACCTCTTCGGTATCTTGCTCGGGGTAGTCTTTGGTATCCTCGTTCATCAGAAAGTCCAGTTGAGGCCGACACTATATTTCGCATCAGTGTCCTCGGCGCTCGAGGCCTTGATGCCGATCATGACCGGCTGGTTCTGGATCTCGACGCTGTGGCAGTAGCCAATGGCGACACCGCTCTGGCCATCGCTGTTGCCCATCCCGATCCCCATCTGGTGCTTGCGTGAGCTGGTGGTGCAGTGGATCGCGTCAGCTGCCAGGGCCGCGGCGATCGCACCATTGAACTCGTCGTCCTCGATGCCGGTCGTCACGTTGGTCACGTTGGTCACCTCGGTCACGTTGGTGATCACAGGCGCCTCGTGGTGGTGGCCGTGCTTCTTGTGAGCATCGGCAATCCCTACCACAAACAGGAGTGGGAAAAACAGGGAAAAATAGTAGGAAATCTTCACGACAGATCCTTCAGCTCCTGGTACAGGCCTTGCAGCTCGTACAGCTCCTGGTCGGTGATGATGCCTTTTTTCTCACGGTACTCGAGCCGGCGAATCTCTCGCTTGATCTCACGCGCAGCCTCAGTCTTCAGCGCCTTGTCGAAGCTGGACGCGGCCAGCTCCATGCTGACGTTGTGCGCGTGGACAGTCTCGAAGTGAGTCTCAGCTGCCCACAGGATGCCGGCGAACACGAACGCCAGGACAACGATCGATGACGCGCAGATGCCGATGATGGTTTGTGTTTTGGTCAGGGTCACTGCTTCTTCTCCATCACATTCGCGGCACCGTAAATGCCCAGGCACAAGGAGCTTGCGGCCACCCAGGTGCCACCATCAATCAGCGACCAGAACAATCCAATGGCCGACACGAACAGGATGAAGCAGGCCATCCAGAACTTGCGAGATCTCATGCCGTCACTCATCGTTCTCCTCCTTCGGTACCGGCGTAAACAGCAGGCCTACTTCCAGGTCGATGAACCCGCGGCGGTCGCGCTTGCCGGTGACCCTGTACGCGCATGGCTCGTCGTCGTCTTCCTGGTCGCAGTGCTCCTTGTGCGCGTTGAAGTCTGCGATCAATGTGACATGTTCCTTCTGGATTTTGATCAGCTCAACCATCACCGGCATCATGTCACCCTTGCTCCCTTTGACCGCCTCGATGAGCTGGTCGAGCTTCGCAATCTTCGCAGCATGGACCGCAGCGTAGGTCTTGGTCTGCTCGTGCTTCATCTCATGGAAATGACGCACCAGCTTCTCCAGCCCTGGGATCGAAACGATCTTGGCCATCAGCGACACCTTGCCGCCACGCTTCTCAATCTCTGCAATTTCCTGCTTACTAATCGGATCAGCCACGGAGACAGTTCCTCAATTTTTCAATGTTGTTCATGCGCTCTTGCTGCTGGTCCCACAGCTCTCCCGCATTCTCGGTGATGGTCAGAGCGTTGCCGGCAGCATCGACCCTGTCCTCGACCAGCTCAATGGTACTGAAGTTCTGCTGCTTGAGAACCCTCGGGAAATCTAAAATCTCTGCAGTGTCCTGGAACTCGTTCGCGATGATCGAGGTCAGCTCCTCGGGCGTGGCGTCAGCCAGGGAGTCCTCGAGCTGCTGGACCTCGGCGCGATCTCGGAGGATCCGCAGGCCTCGCTTGTTGGCGACCGCCAGTGCGATGGTCTTGTACGCTTCACCGATGTCCATGTTCAATGCCATCTCTGGGTTGTTGGCCAGGAGCATCAGCTGCGCAGGATCCTGGAGCAAGGCATCGTAGGCCTCGTCCTGCTGGCGCACCGCAGCGTTGTACTCGGTAGCATTCTTGTAGCCGGCTTTCCTGGCAAAGAAATCCATCAGCTGCGTGTTGTCACCGACACTGCCATCGGGTGACTGGAACGCCGCGGCCTGGATGGTCTCCTGGTCCGCGGATGGCAACAAGGCCAGGCCACTGACGAGCGGCTTCTGGGAGTCGGGAACGTCATCCTGGTTGATGAAATCTACCGCCGCGACATCGACCTGGGGTCCGACGATCTCGAGGCCGATGGTGGCAAAGACCTGCTCGAGCGTGACCTCGGATCCATCCTCGTTCTTGTAACCTGTACTCTTGAGATATTCATACTGTACGGTGACCTGCGCTGGGACGAGGGCTGCTGCCTGCCGTGCAGACGCTGCCGAGAGTTGGCCTGTCGCGATAAGCTGATCAGTGACCTGCTCATAGATCGCGTCAGCTGTACTCTTTGTCTCTTGGGTCTCAGCTGCCTTGGCGAGTATCGTCTTGATGTAGTCACTGTCATCCTCCTGCTCGGTTTCGGTCTGGTTATGGTGCTTCTCGTTGGTCTTGATGAACGGGCGCACGATCTCCATCAGCTTGTCATCGTTGGCGAAGTCCTTCAGGAATGTGGACAGCGGCATGCTCACGGTGCCACCGGATCCATCCACCATTTGTTCGACCAGGTAGGCAGGCGGGTTGTCCAGCAGCTCGACGGCCTCGGCATCCATGTAGATCTGCTGGTCCGGATCCATCTTGTCCACCAGTTCCTGGAACACATCGGCAGCGCGTTCGTTGGTCTTGCTGGCCTGGGACAGGGAGATCAGGGAGTCGAGGCGCTTCTGATCGAACTCGGATCCTCGTCGCTTATTCGTGTCGGACATCAGCTTGGTCATGGCACGTTGTTCACGACTGGCCAGGTAGTCAACGCTCTTGACAGTGCCGGCAATGGATCCACCACCGATCATTGTGGAGATCAGAGCGACAGCCTGGCGACGACCCTGGATGTCCATCATCTCCTTCCAGTCCCTGGCGTTGGCCAGCTCCTCGTCCAGGTCGTGCGCGTAGGCGTTCATGGTCTGGCCGAGTGCAGCTGCCTGCTCACCGACGATGTCCTCGAACAGGAATCGCTTCATCCAGGACTTGACGCTCTTGCCACCGAGATCCCCGACCACGCCCTCGAGGCGCTTGACTGGGAATCGTTCAGTTGCGATCTCGATAACCGTATCGATGGTCGCATACCGCATCGCGGTCTTGTGGTCCAGGCCCTCGAGGATGGCGCTGGAGTAGCTTTCGCCGTAGACCTTGACGCCCATGAGTGCCAGTGTCGGGTTGATCCTGCCGCGGGTAACAGCTGAGACAATCAGGCCTGGTGCAAAATCGATACCCATCTGCATGCCGCCGCGGATACTTTCTTCCATCACGGTCATGCCCCTGGGAGTCAGCCTGCCGATTTCTTTCTCGGCCTTCTCCATGCTGAGTCTGCGTTCACCGATCAGCTTCTCGCGGTTGGCTGCTGCCTCTTCCTTCCACACTTCCCGCTTGGCTTTCTGCTCGTCAGTGAGGTTCAGGTTTTGCTCGAAGCGTTCCATCGAGGCTACGCTCCCAGGCCCCTGGCCTTCCTTCGCTTCGTTCAGAACTGCGAGAGCGATACCATCCCAGGCTTTACCCAGGCCGAGCAGGGAAGACTTCCCGAAATTCTCGAATGCTTTTTCGCCGGCTTCCCACCAGGTGCGGTCGCTCTCGCGCTCGAACTTCTGCAGCACGGCGATGTCGTCGTAGGCGATCTTGGCGTTCTCGTCGTTCTTCAACCACTCCTGGGTGACAGGAGTTTCCCGAAGCGCCTGGAGATCCAGCTCATCGAGGTACTTCAGCTTCTCCAGCTGGGGCCGGTTGCGCGAGGCGATGTCGGTGCTGACGCCAGTCTCCTGGCCGAGCTTTCGGTCAGCAGCATACTGGTCTGCATTGCCATCGGCAGCGCGTACCAGGTTGGCGTTGACCTGGACATCTGTTCGCTCCAACGAGGGATCAACCGCGTCACTGATGTCGCCCCGTAGTAGCTCGAGATCTTCTGCAGTAAGAGCCATCGCTACTGCCCTGGGATATTGAGGCCGAGACCGACTTTGTCCTCGACCGATGGGTTACCCGTGAATCCCTGCGCCGGTCCTCCCTCGTCAATATGCAGGTACCTTTTGATACGCGCCCAGTGCTGCCACGGCTCCTCGTTCGGGAACTCCGAGCGCACCACGCCGAGCGCCTCCTTCATCTTCGGCACGAACTCGTAGTTGTCACCGGAGTACCCAGCCATCAGCTGGCCAGCGGCTGCTCGAGGTAGGGTGGTCGCTTCCTGGAGGAAGTCGATCTGGGCCACAACCTCGTCACGCTGCAGCAGGCCGGTGTTATCCATCTGGAACAGGAACTTCTCTTCATCGGGCCACCAGTTTTCAGTGTGCTTGATCTTGATGAACTCAAAATCGATCCACTCATTCATCAGCGCATCGGGTGCCTTCTTGCCATTGTTCTCGTTGAAGTACGTCTTGGATTTGACATCGATCCGATCCCAGATGTCCGACTCCTGCTGGTCGGTCATATCCTTGTTCTGCTTCTTGTACTCGGCCAGGGTTTGACGCGCTGACCGGATTGGATCCCACTCAGCTGCCTTGCTCTTCGAGGGTGAGGTCGCCGCATTGAAGTACTTCCAGTCACCATCGTTGAACTTCGCTGAATTTTCGGACCAGTACTTACGAGCCTTGACATGCTGGTCTGTCGCCAGCAGCTCTCGCAGGTGAGACTTCGTGGGCCAGTCGGAGTACTTGAGGCCCATGCCGGCAGCACGTTTCATCGCGTTGTCTTCAGCCGCGTACAGGTTGTTACGCTGGGCCTGGGTCATCTTCTTCAGCATGTCGATGCCACCAGGTGTGGACTCGATCTGCGCGACCGTGGTACTGCCGTAAGCGATCTCAGCCATGCCTTCCTCGAGGTAGGCCTCGATGGCATTCAGCTGCACGGTATCCTGGTCATTCTTCACGCGCATGAACCGCAGGCGGGTCTTCTCGTAGTCGGCGTCAGAGAGATCACCGTTGACAAAATCCTGCTCGAGCTTCGCCAGGCCTTCGGCCTCGTCCATGCCCGACATCTCGAAGGCCATGGTCAAGGCCCTGCCGTTTGCTTCCTGGCGCAGAGCTTCATCCTTCAGGCTGCGGAGCACATCGGGCGGCACATCGGCCAGCCACTTCTGCGTCTTCGGATCTGGGCTGTTCAAGATCTCGAGCTGCTGTTCCGGTGCCATCTGCTTCAGCCTGCCGTAGGCCATGTCGAGCTGGGCCTTCTTCATGGTTTGCTGGCCATCGACGGCGCTGATGACGTTGCGCTCGACCATCGAGTCCAGGGTCAGCTGGATGCCGACCGCGGCGGTACCTGGATCCCCGTACTCGAGATCCATGCCGCCCTTCACCATCAGGTCGATGGCGTTGGCCATGTGGCCTTTCTCGCGATCGTTCTTCCTGGCCGTAGTCTTCTCGGAAATGTTGTAGTTGGCCCTGGCCACGCCCAGCTCACCGCGGGTGATAAACAGTGCTCGAGTCTTGGCGCTGGTGATGTTGGCCGAGGCCTTGCCCAGCTGGTCCTGCATGCCGGCAGCGTGGCGCTCTTCGATGGTGTCGAGATCCGGATCGTCTTTGTACTTGTTGGCCTCGGCCATAGCGCCCAGCTGGAACTGGACCTCGGCAGTGGCCAGCTCTTCGTTGGCGATGCGGTCGCTTACCTCTTTCAGGCCTTCCTGGGCAGCGGTAGTCTCGACCGACTTCAGGTCCATTGCCCTGGCACGACCCGTTAGAACGCCTCGAGTGGAGGCGCCTCGGGCAACCGTGGTCGGGGCGCGGAGGCCCAGGTCTTCAGCTGTTGGAATAGTGGCCATTAGAAACTCGGGCTTGATTGCCAGTGCTCGTACTTAGCTGGCTTGGTTTTAGGTTTGGGCGAGTACGCCTTGGCGAACAGGTCCATCGAATTGAAAACGGCGCCGGTCGTTGCCTCACGCCGCAGTGACTTGCCGTAGCGTTTGCTGGCGCCCTTTTCGTACTCGGCGCCGATGCGAGTCATGTCTGCCTGGTAGCGCAGATCGATGGCCTCGGTCCTGGCATCAAAGATGGCCGACATGGAATTGTAGTCGCCGCGCTGCTTGATCTTGGCCAGCATCAATGGGTCCACACCACCACCACCTGCAGCCATGGCCGCGATGGCATCGGAGGTGACCACCCTGGTCTTGTACTGTTCGATCATCGCCGCACGGACGCCCTGGTTCTCGATGCCGGTGGCCGCACGATCCATCTGCCTGGCTTCGATACCGGCCAGGGTGAAGTCGAGCTTGCTCTGCGACTCGAGGATCTTCGACTTGTTGTACGCCTCATTCATCGACAGGAAACTCTGTCCGACACTTGAGATGACTGCACCCCAGTTCATTGGCATTTTATTGTCCCGTCTTCGTTGGCGTCTTGGACGCGGTGTCTTTCACATCGTAAACGTAGGCCAGCATTTTCACTGGGCCGGTGGCCTTGATCGCGATCCGTGGATCGGTCTCGCTGGTGCCGTTGTACGGGAAAGGAAAATGATCGTACTCTTCGGTGCCGACAACCACTGCCTTGCCGTCCTCGATGGTCGGCATCGGTGCCAGGTTGTCCAGGTCGAATCCGACCGTGACCACACCTGTGACATAGTTGCGCATCAGCAGTCCGGTGTTGACGATCCGCTTGCGCTGGGCCACGACCGAGATCCCTGCGAAGTCGGTCAGCTTGTTGGACAGGTAGGTTGCCTCGTAGCGGTACCCGACCGTGACATTGGCCGCGACATCCGCACCAGTGACGCCAGTGATCTGGCCACCGGAGACAGTGAAGTCACCGACATCGGTACCATCAACCCAGGCGCCAACCGTGGTGCCATTGCCCAGGCTGTGCAGGGTCAGTGTCGTGCTACCAGGTGAGGCGAAATACTGGAATGAATCGTAGTGCCTGGAGTCGAGCTGTCCCTCGGCCTTGCTGAATGGTGCGAACTTCAGGACCTTGGCTGAATCGGTGGTGATCCAGACCTCGTCCTCGTCATTGCCTGGCAGCACTGCCACGCTGGTGACGTTCTCCTGACCGAGCGCATTGTCTCGGATGGTCATGCGCGACCAGCCGAGGATCCCCTCAGTGATGTCGCGCAGGAGGACGCGCATGGTGCCATCGTTCATCACGATGTAGACGCGGGTCTCTGGGTTCCTGGCGAACACGATCTGCACCACGCCATCGCCGGCACGGAGGATGTCGTTGTTGAGCATGTTGAAATCTTCGACCGCATGCTTCTCGGCGTTCATGTTGAAGTCGATGCCGATCAGTTTCTTGCCACCGCGTTGGATGAACAGGATCTCGTTGTCGAGTACGATCGGCACGATGTCCGCGGTACCCATGTCCGAGCCGGCCTTGAGGTTGGTGTTCTCTGGCGTCAGGATCTCACCGAAGGCGCTCGAGCGTACATCGATCTCCGCGATCGCTGTGGCCGCAACCAGCCTGGCAGATGGTGCAAGCCAGTGGATCTTCTCGGCAGCACCGAAGCCGATGGTCTTCTGGATGGACGCACTCGCGCCCTCGATCAATCGGTCGAAGCTCTCGTAGAAGTCGGACTCGGATCCCCAGATCTGATTGCCACCAGCGAACCACAGCCGGCCTTCATGGAATGCACACGCGGTCGGCATGCCACGCTTGCCACCCCAGGATCCGATGAACCAGTCAGGATACTCGACGCCGATCGGGCCATTGAAGGCAACGAACCATTCGATCTCGACGTCCTGGTTGTTGTCGTTCTCGACCACTCGGCCCTGGCTCTCGAGAGTGCCGTAGGCGTAATCGATCTGCATGGTCAGTGTCGCAGCGCCACCTGGTGTGATCAGCTGCAGGCGGTAGAAGATCTCGGCGCCATCGAGGCCGTCATTGAAAGTCTTGGTGAACGTGGTGCCGGCAGTGTAGGCCTCACCAGGTACCAGCTGCCAGGTGATCTCATCGAACGATTTCTGCAGCTCGATGCGGGTGTAGCCACCTGTCTGGGTGACGCTGATGTCGAAGTTCCTGGCATCGCCGGTACCGAAAACGAATACGCCGGCAGTGGCCGTGTTGGCAGCGATGCCGGACACGCTCTGGATCTGGCCATTAACTGCGATCTTCAGCAGGGTACCGAAGCCGTAGTCATTGTTGCCGAAGCCGTAAGCCGGCGCCGATGCCTCGAAGTATGGCCGGCTCGGGGCGACCGTCATGTTGCCATCGATGGCGCCTTGCGGTTCCATCGTGACGTTGCCGATGTTGATGGTCTGGTAGGGTCCGAAGACATTCACGAATCTCTGGACCGAGAAGCTGGTCGGGTTGTGCCGGCGTACCTCAAACGGTAGCCAGCCCTGGAAGCCCTGCTCGACGTCACGGCCACCACAGAAGTACATGATGTCCGCGGATCCAGCCCAGCGCAGTGAGCGCAGGATCGGGTAGGCAAAGGCACCACCCTGCAGGATTGAACAGCGCAGTGCGGTCTCGAGCTGCACATCGATGGCAACGTCACCGAGAAGTTCAGCGTCGAGCATTCTGCCCTGGCGCAGGTTCGAGTTCGACAGCGTGACAGTGATGTCGTCGCTGCCTGGGTTGACCGCGATGTGGTGGTAGCCGATCTGCAGGAATGACTCGAACAGATCCGCGGAGTCAACGCCGCCAGTACCGATCTGGCAAAGGACCTCACCCTTGTCCACCACGAAAAAGAATCCGTGCTCGACATCTGGCTCGGTGGTGCTCGAGGTTTGATGGACCTTGGCCTCGTCGGTGCCGGTGCCGGTCATGGTCAGCCGGCCACCTGCGATGCTGCTCACGGCGCCACCGACATCGTCGTCGGTCCAGCCGGTACCCAGCGGGATCCCGAAGTCGCCCTCGAGCCAGGTCGTGGTGGTGAGTGCTCTCTCGAAGAACTGGTAGGTGTTGCCGCGCATGAAGTCGATCGACGGCAGGCCGAAGTTGGTGCCGAAGACCATCATGCAGGGATCATCAATCGATGTCGGGAAGGGTACCAGGAGGCTCTCGTCATCGATGGCGTGGACCACGACACCAGGGCTGAAGTCGATCGCCTCGGTGCCAGGTCGGAATGACATCGGCCCCAGGCGCTCGGGCGCGAAGTTCTCCATGATCTCGCAGCTGTTGTCTATCCTGGTGACGTCCTCACGAGCAAAGGCATCCTTGCTCACCTCGCCCCTGTTGAACTTGTTGAATAGCCCCTTGCCAATACTCGAGGCCATTACGGACGATCTCTATTGATGTTCCCGCGGTATAGGCGTGAGCGGCTCCAGCTGCCCAGGGCCAGGCGCTTCGGCACTCCGTTGATGGCGTTGGTGCTCATAGCCTCACGGCGCCGTGCTGTGTACTGAGCCACCGCTGCCTCTTTGTTGCCGCCAGGGATGTTGGCATCGAGTGCCATCCTGGCTGCGACCAGACGCTTGAAGAAGTCAGGCCAGTTATCGTAGTCGGTCAGAAAGGCCTTGCTCACATACTCGACGTAAATGATTTGCTGGCTCGAGTAGATCAGTGTGTTGCCGGTACCCTGGTCGAGCTGCTGGACGTAATCGCGCAGCGGGGTCCGCATCAGTTCATCGACATAGACGCCATTGATCCGGTGCCAGTTCGATGGCAGTGCCATGACAAACTCGTAGCCCCAGGGTGGATCGATCGATGGATCGTGGAACAGCTGGTCCGACTCGAGGCCGAAGTTCCAGGAAGTGTCCTCGAGGACCGCGCCGACCAGGCCATTCTGCAGTGAGATCGAGATCCGGTTCTTGGCCAGGCTGTCGTCGGTGTTGCTGACGATCGGGGCCAGCTGCAGGATCTGCAGGCAGTCGTTGTAAATCGCACGGAGTGTGTCGGTCAGGACGTCCGGAGTAAACCCGCGGACCTCTGGCTGGTTGCCGGCCTCGACCGACTTCGATACCTCGATGCGCTGCTCCAGTTTTGTCTGGACCATTTCCTCCGCGTCCGGATCGTACTTCCAGGCCAGCTCCCTGGCCATGTAGGCCGAGACCACCTTCGCGAACGATGGCGGCATATCGACCAGCTGCGGATCCGTGTGCGTGATCAGGTAGCGGATGAACGGGAACTCGACGTCTGTCAGCAGGTTGGTGCTCTGGCGAAGCAGCCTGGTGATGGGTGACTGCTCGAGGTTGTCCCGATAGATGGCAGGAGTGCCATCGATCAGGGTGAACATGGCCACGAAGTCTGCCGGCAGTGGCGCCTCGAAGGCATAGCCGGTATCTCCACCAGGTGGAGCACCAGTCAGCTGGGCCAGCAAAGTGGCGTACCTCGGCTTGACTATCTCCAGGCAATAATCGACAGCATCTATATCGTACTGAGCGTCCAGGTCATAGCGGGTGGATACATCGTCCGTGTCTGTCAGCAGTCGCCTTTCACCGAGTAGTTGCAGTGCGCCGTTATACAACGACAGCTTTGTAGCCATGTCCTACCTCATCAGTTATGCGACCGCAACACCTGCCGTCTGGATATGATCGGTGATGTATTTGATCGCCTGTACCTGGGTATTGAAACCCTCTTTCACGACTTCACCGCCATGGAAGTTGCACACTGCAAACTTCCGCACGGTGCCGAAGTGGCGAACAACATAGTCCTCACCGATCACGATTTCCTTCGCGATCTGCGGTGCTGACAATTCAATCCAGTCATAGATCTGCACGTTGATTTCCATCGTTACCGTGCGGCGAATGACTGCCATCGCTACCCAGGATCCATCTTCCGCAGTACAGCGGATGAGGTCGAGATCCTTGAAACGGGTGGCCATGAATGTCCAGGTCTTCTTGTCCTCGACCTGGTCCTGGTTGTAGTGGGAGGGAAGGAAGCATGCCCAGTTATTGTGCATTTGCTCCTGGGTCTTCACATCACCTGGTTTGACAGGGTTAACGGGTAGACGTACCTTCTCGGTTGCGCCTTCTGGATTGACTTCTGATGCAGCTTTTTTTGGTGCTGCTTTCTTTGCGGTCATTACTGGACTCCAATATAAAAAGGGCCAGCGATCAACTGGCCAAAAATGACCGGCACCCTACGCCTCCGGAGAGAGAACGCAGGGGGCCGATCCCCAGTTCAACTACCAGATCAGACTAATGTAACGTCACCATTGGCAGCGACTACTGTCACCAGCGTAAGATTGCTGGTTAAGCCACTGACCAAAATCTGGTCGTTCACTTTCAAGCCCTTATCCAAGCCGTCATCGATATAACCTGCAGCGATGATTGTGGCCAGGGCAGTCGCCGGTTCGACGTAGTTCCAAACGGAACCACCTGCGTGTCCGACATTTGCCTGGATAAGGTTAAGGTCTGCGCTATTGTAAGCCATGGTATCAACCTCCCTTACGTTGTATTCACTGGGAAGGCAGCTGTATCATCGTGTGTCATCTTGACCACGCCGATGTCCTGCAGCAGCTTACTACCCATGAAGGTTGTTGCCCGCGCCCACGACTTGTCGTTCTTGCGGTCGTACCCTACCTCGGTGCGGATGTTTTCAATATCACACGCATGGCCGATCGCGGCCTTCGCATGCATGAAGCAATCCGCGGTAGCGGTACCAGTGCCTGGCAAACCGGCGTCCACAATCCAGTTCACCCCGTACCAGTTGAAGGCACGAGACTTGCTGACATTCTCGAACCCTTTCAGGTTCACGAAGTCGCTTGAAGTGAATTGACGGAAGCCCATCAGTTGGCCACAGAAGGCAGGCGTGATGATCGCGAAAGGCTCTTCATCCAGAGCGAAGTTATTCGCAAGGATTGTCCGAGCATCCGAGACCAGTGCTACGGTCGCTGCTGCTGCGCCACCTGTCCAGGTAGTGGAGGCGGTGTTGAGTTCGGTGTAGATGTCATCATCGATCTTTCTGTTGATGACCTTCATCGAGGTCTCTTGCATGATCCGACGACCATCACCCTGGGACGCATAGATGTTGAATCTCGTGCGTTCCGGAACATCGTGCCACTCTTGGAGCAGCGCGGTGAACTGGTTCAGGTTATCGGGGCGTGTAGGAATGTCGCCGTTGACGCCACGGGTTGTTGCCGTTGCCCCACCGCTGTCAGCAACCAAAAATGTGGCTTCGTTGCCATTGATTTCGGTCTCTACGGTAGTGGTCCGACGAGCCAGACTCTGGCCCTTTTCAAACCCCATGACAACTTCTTGACGAAACATTTCTTGGAAGGCTGTATCAGCCATAGATTGCTCCTAATCAGTTAGTGGTCAGTTAACCGCTTTGTCGGAGGAGGCTCTAATGTCAGGTCTGCCAGGGAGGCCGTGTTGTTCGGGGCTGGCTCGTTGAGGTTGAGGGTCGTTCTCAGCGTCGATCTCGATAATAGATCACGGATCCCGAAAAGGTCAATCCCTGGGCCAGCAGAAAGTTGGTTCGGCAATTCCACTTTGCCGTACCAGATCCTTGGTTCGGCAACTCCACTTGCCGTACCAGATAAAGTGGGGCGTTCGGGCATTGGGATTCATAACCGCCTTATTGAATTTCAGGCTACTATCAATGACTTGCGTGGGGCGTTCGTGGGGCGTTCGCCAATGCCCAGGCAAAAGAAAGCCCCATCCAAGACGCAAATCATAGTGGGGCTTCAAGCCTGGACCGATTACTGAAAAGCCCAGGAGTGGCCAGTCTACTGCGATCCCTCGAACTGGTCAATCATGGTCTGGGCCTTCATGTAATCATCCTGGGCCTTGTTGTCCTTGTGCCAGGCAACCGAATCATCACGCATACGCTCCAGCGCCTTGGCCACCACCTGACGCGCATCGTTCAGCGTAGCCTCCTGGCCACCCTTGATCGGATCCATCGGTGTGATCTGGCGATCGACATTGACCAACCAGGTCATGTACTCGGGGCAGTTCATGATGCCGCGGCCATCGGGCATCTTGGCCTGCTTGATCGCGTCACGGACTGCTTCCGGTAGCAGGTTGAACTGGTTGGTGGCTCGGTTCATATTGATCTGATACTCAGGCCCCCAGTTCTCCTTCGCGATCTTCGTGAACTCCTGGGCATCCAGGTTGTCCTGGACATGCATCTGCTCGACCACCTTGTCGGTCTCGGCCATGTAGGTACCCATCAAATCGTTCAGGGCCTCGTTGGAGATGTTGTACTTGTGAGCGATCTCGGCCACTGGTCCCATCATCTCGAGATCCATCTCGGACAGCTCACGCTCGGATCCGGTGAAGTCGTACTTGTCAGCCGTCAGTGGGATGTCATTGGCTACGCGGAAGTCGCTGATCTGCTCTTCGGATGCATCCTCGGGCAGGCCGAGTGATACCTCGCCGGCTCGGATCTTGTCGTGGGCCTGGAACGCTGACTCGAGGAATTTATCCTGGTCGGTGTAACGCTCGAGGCGCTTACCCCACTCTTCATTCTTGCCGGCCAGGTTAGTGCGCCAGGTATCGCCGGCACCGGATCCACCGTCACCTTCGCCCTCGCCCTCGCCCTCGCCTTCACCGCCTTTGCCTTCGCCTTCGCCTCCCTTGCCTTCGCCGCCTTCTCCCTCGCCGCCGCCTTCACCTTCACCGCCGCTGCCTTCACCACCTTCGCCGGCTTCGGCTCTGTAAACGTGGCCACTGGACCACCTGTCGTTCATGAATTTCACTGGGTATTCTCCTGTTATGGATTGTTGTTTTGGGCGTCTTCCTCACCGACTGATCGACGGCGTTGTCGGAAGATCTCTTTGCCTACGAACACGCGGCCATTGATGAAGCCGGTCTCGTCGGGGGCGCCAAATTGGATGGGCTGGATGTCCATCAAGCAGATCTTCTCAACGATCACTTTGATCGCGATGGCTTGCTGTTCTGGTTCGGCGTTCTCTTCTGGATCCGCTGTCATTTGCAGCGCGATCAACTCATGTCTTTCTAAGGCTGGGACCTCGAAGACATTGAACTTTTTTACGGCCATTGTTTACCTCATATTGGCGTCATATCTCGGTGCTTCTTGAAGCCGTTACCCTGGACGTCATACGGGTTGGACAGGTTCGTAGCCTCGTCGGACTTGTCATCCTGGTCCCGATTGTAGTCGGGCTTCGGTGTGTTGGCGCCACCTGGTTGGGGATGCTGTGGTTGATCTGGCATCAGTATCTCCTACGCCTGGGCGTGGTTGGACGTTTCTTCATGGGTGGTTTCTTTGCCATCATGCTGCCTCCTCTGCCGCCATCGCAGCTGCCTGCTGGGTGGCTGCGACTTGCTGTTGTTGCTCGGTCATGGCCTTCACATCCTGCAGGCTACGCAGCCATTTTTCTGGTGCTCCGGATCCCTGGATTGCATCGCGTAGTGAGATGCCAAAATCGACATGGTTGGCCACGGATGGATCGCCGGCTGCTGCTGTCTCCAGGAGCTGCGCGACCTGCTGGAACTGCGTGACCTTCTTCTCCTCGTCGGCTTCGGACAATGGTGACTCGAACTTGAATCGGATGTTCTGGCCGAGCAGGGATTTCGGGATGTCCTGGGGTGATCCCAGGAAGCCATGCTTGAGCGCAGTCTCGAAGGCCAGCTCACACATGCGGCCTGAGTACTCGTGCTCGATCGGTGCGAACAGCGGCAGGTTCTCACGCCTGAATTGCTTCATGCGTTCACTGACTTCGTAGGCTGTCATCTCCCGACCGATGTCAGGCATGTTGATCTTGTTGACGTAGAACGCGGCCTGCAGGACCTCGACAATTCCCTCGCGCATTTCCATGCCGAGCGGGAAGCCCTTGCTGTCCTGGACCAGGGGCCGCAGGCTGGCGCCGAGGCGCTCGTCGTAGTCTTCGCTCACGAACGTGATGCCATCAGGGTAGAGATTCGCATCTCCTCGGATGACATTCTCGGTCGCAATAATAGGCGGTCTCGCGTGACGTTCCCCAGCTTCCAATAGTGTATGTGTCATCGCTTGAAGGGTTCGAGCGTCTGGGAGACCTACCACAGTTGCAGGCGAGTACGCATACGGGCTGCAAGCTATGGTCTGGAACCGAGGCACGATGTATCGGGGGTGCATGCTGCCTCCGATCTCCATGATGGTCTCGGTCTGCAGGTCGAGCGTCAGCAGGACCCGCGGGAATCGTTCGAGCTGTGGATCGCCGTACATGCTCGAGGTGATGTCGAAGTGGTGGATCGGCACCTCGTGGAACGGGTGGTCCTTCAGCTTCTTCTGGTGCGCCTTCGGCATGTTCTCCTCGCCGTAGTACTGCGCCATCTTGTACAGCGCGATGTCCTCCTTGCGGACCACGCCATCGACCTGGCCATTCTCGTCGTCCCACCAGGCCATGTCCTTCATGTGCCAGGTGCGGAACAGTAGTCCGGATGCCTGGCGATTCAGCTCGATCGACATGACGCCATTGCCGAAGGTGATGTAGTCGTTGTCCATCTCCTTGGTGGCCCTGCGGAAGTTGGCGTTGCGCTGGTTCATCAGCATCATCAATCGCTTGGTCGCCCACTCGAGCCACATCTTGCCCTCGTGATCAGGCTCGTCCTCGATGCCGATCGAGAACCACTCGCCGTCCCGCAGCATGGCCTCGAGACTGTTGGCTAACTCACGGCGAATCAACAGGGGCTGACTCGAGGCCAGGCTGTCTGTCAGCTCTTCGCCAATGTAATGGGTGCGGAGGAAATCGTTGCGCTCGGGGTAGAAGTTCTCGGCCAGCTCCTGCCAGAGACTGAGCACAGGGTACTGCTTCTCGAACCGCTCTCGAGAGAACTTCCGGAGCATGCCAGGCGACATCGTCATGACTTAGCCCAGGGCTGAAGTTTTGTCGAGTACGCTACCTGATCGACCTGTGCCGGCACGGCGCATCGCGATCGCCTTTTGAGCTGCGATACGGCTGGTCGTGGACATGGATCCGGTCGGGGTTGATTCGGCCAGCTTCCTGGCTTCCTCTTCCTGTTGCGCCTTGGCTTCCTTCTCGGATTTCAATGCGTCTGCTCGGGCCTGTTTGGATTGTTTCTCGGCTGCATCTCGTGCCTTGCCGGCATCCTTGCTGCTCTTGTAGGAGCTGTACGTCGAGACCGCGGCCATCACTGCTGTTGCTGCCATTATGCTATTGCTCCTGTGGTTGGGCCTCGAGCTGCTGCTCGACCTTGCCTGCGTTGACCTTTCTGCCGCTGCGCTGCGACATTCGAGGCTACCCTGGTGGATCCAAATGCGCTGGCGCCACCCATGGCCTTCGCCTTCAAGCCAGTCGCTCGGGTGTCCTGCTTGATCCCCTGGGTCTCGTACTCGATTTTCTGCACCTCGTAGACTGACTTGCCCTCGCGCCTGGCTGACTTCTCAGCTCTGCCCCTGGCCCTGGCTCGGTTGTCTACCCGTCGATCATTCTTGCCCTGGGTGCTGAAAGCCTGGGAGGGTGCCTTGTAGTGGAACTCCCAGTTGCGAGGATCGTCGGCTCGGTTGCCGGTGGATTTGAGATAGTCACTGAATGATTTGCGCTTATCGACCTTGCCCTTGGCATCGAGGATGTTGGCGCCGGCTACGAACTTGTCGCCCTTCTTGAGCTTGCCCTTGTAGTCGAAGTCCTTGGTGCCTTTGTAGCTGGGGTTGGATGCTCTGACGGCATAGATGCCGGTACCTGGTCTGGCGCGTTCATAGTTCTTGGAGCCTGGTCGGCCCTTGGCAGCTGTTGCTCGTCGGCCCTTCGGTTCCCTATCTTCGCGTGGCATGACTATGCATCGCCAGCGCGTGGGTGCTTCAGACTGCCTCCATGTCCACCGCCTTGTGCATCGTTGGAGGTGTCAACGAACTTGCCGCCACCACCGCCATCATCGTTCTTCAGACCAGCGCCCATGCGGCGTGATCCCTTGTTGTTCCCAAACCCGCCCTGCTGGCCTGCGTCGAAATTCTTACCTGCCGGTTGAGCTGCGCCAGGCTTCGCGCCTCCGGTGTTCTGCTTAGATGATCCGTAGTTCGGCATTACAATACCCTCTCCCAGTTCTCTTCAGTTAAGTGGAAACCCAGCTTGACGAGCAGGTTTCGGAAAGGGTAATCAGTTTTCATGTGTATGGTCAAGATGTCAGCTCCAAGGTTTTTTAGATCCAGAGCTGCGTGTTTGATCAGCCGGTAGCCGCAGGTCCCGCCACGATAGGCTGGATCCACATACATGATGTCGTTGACGGCCAGCGTGGTCTGCTGGTAGTGCAGGCCTTTCATCACGATGGTCACGAAGTAGCCGATCAGCCTGCCTGGTCCCGCCACGGTTCGGTCATCCTTCGTGTACTGCTCTCGGGCAGTGAAGATCCGGAGCAGGCCTGCCTCCTCGAGGCCCTGGTACTTCTCGAGATCTGGATCCAGTGGCTTGATCGGTTTGTCGGTGGCGATCTCGACGTAGTGCGCCTCGAGCATCGGGATGGCCTCCTCGTAGCAGTCGTCCCACTTTTCAACCTGGTAGGTGATCATGCGCTGTTGACCCTCCCGCACGGCTGGCAGTAATCCTTCACCAGTCGGCCATGCTCACACTTCTTGCCGGCCCATCGATCGAGTGCGTCCATCATGGTGATCTCCGGTACGATCTCGTGGCCGTACCCACCCTGCGATGCAGCGGCATTCACTCTGATCGCGCACCAGTAGACCAGGCGCCTCGGCAGCTTCCAGGCTAACCACATTGCAAACTTGTCTCGGTTTATCGAGTACCATTCTTTCAGTCGTTCTCTCATAATCCCTCCTCGTACTTTTCAGTGCATGGTGTGCATAGATTGATCTGGCCACCAGCGTCATTGCCATCCCAGTAGCAGCGATAGGTCGCGCCACACTCCGGACAGGTGAACGCCGGCTTCCATTGCCAGAAGGTTGGGCAGCTGAACAGGTAGTGCTTCCACTTCTGCCACCAGGTCTTGAACGGGCTGGCGATCGTCACGACATCGAAGGCGCTGCCATCGGGTAGTATGTTCATCGGTTGATCCTCCTCGAGATCCTGGCCAGGTCACGGCGCCTGCGCCTGCGTCGAACGCTCGGCCAGAACCAGGGTTGATAATCGGATGACGCTCGGGCGCCTGACTTACATTTATTCTTTCGATGCATCGGCACTGAATTTCTCCTCGATTAGTTTCTCCAGCTCGTCCAGGGCCTCAAGCCCGATGCCGGCACGGTCCAGCATCTCGGGCATCATCAGCTTGGTGGCAACCTCCTTGACGTTACCCTTGACCATCCAGTTGTAGGCCGTGGTGAAGACCAGGGTGGAATCGTTGCGGTCAGGTTGAATGCCGGCGACCAGGTCAGGGTTGATGAAGATTGGGCCAGCCTGGCAGATGCCGCGGCCATCCTCGAACTCGACCAGGATGGTCATCGCTCGATGTCCACGATCAGGTGGACCCTCGCGTCTTCCATCAGGTTGACCACCGTGTGCAGCTCTCGGACATCACACTCCCACATCTCGCCTGACTGCATGACCTGGACCTCGTCGGCAATCAGGAACACATTCTCGTCGCCGCCCTCTACCACCAGGTGGCAGCGTCGATAGAACTCAGGCACGGCGCCCTCGTCCTTGTGCGGGTGAATCGACTTACCTGGTGGCAGCTTGGTCAGGATCACGCGGCCCAGGCGCAGCGGTGAATCCAGGTGCTGCATCTCCGGACTCGAGAGCAGGTACGCCAGGTTGTTGGCCATCCTCAATGTCGCCGGCATCAGCTCGGAGGCTGGGTAGTCCTCGCAGGCAATCTCGACATGCAGTTCCTGGAGTGACTTGCTGTGGATCCCGACCGGCCCTCGAAGCACGATGTCCTCGGTGTCGCGGTGCGGAGATCCTGGGAAGGTTACCCTGGGCGATTTGCCCCAGAACAGTGGCTGTCGGTACAGCTCGTCGCGGACTTCTGAGAGCACGACTGAATCAGGATCGAAGGTGTCGCCAATCTTGCGGAACCACTTCATGAGTTTGCCCAGCCGTTCATCCAGATCTTGAAGTTGTCCCAGGGAGATCGGACCTTGAGCTTGTGCCGTAGCATCTCGATCTGCCTGATCTGCTGCTTGATGATGGTGACGGCCTTTTTGATCTCGATGGCGTCATGGTCCATGCACTTGCCGCGGTGCTTGGCCAGGTCAGCGATGAAGTGGACCTTATCCTCGGGCGGGATGTTCATCTTCACGATGTCATCGATGCCTGGATCCTTCTCTGCTTCGGTCATGATTTTATCTTCCTGGTCAGTCGATCGACCTTGACGGCCTGCTCGACGTAGCTGGCCAGGATGAAGCCGAAGTACTCGTCCAGCTCTCGTAGTGATTCTCGGGATGTGGTGTTGTCGATGTAGCTCTTGTCGTACAGCATGTCCACCAGCTCGGTGCCTTTGGCCTGGTAGTATGGGTCCACTGGCTTGTCATCTTTGCTCATATCTTTCTCCGGATTCGGCGGCGGGTTGCCCCCCCTCCTGATGTGTTGACTTTGACGTTCTGATTCTGCGCGTACTTGTGGCTCCTGGCTGACCTGGGTGCCAGGTTGATCTTCGGCGGGATGCTCGGGCCGTGCTCCTTCTTCACCATCTTCGGGAACAGCTCAGTGAATCCCCAGATCATGGCGTCAGCTCGGTCGGGTGATCTCAGCCCAACGTAGCCAGATTGCAACATGGCCATCAGCTGCTCCTCGAGTTCAGGGAAGTAGCCAATGTGATGGATGTTGCCCTGGTCATAGATGGCGCTGATCGGCTCGGCTCGAACCTCCTTGCCTCGACTCGCTGTGACTGCAGTGAATGGCAGCTTGGGGTCCTGGGCCTGGATGACGGCGCGTACCATGTCGCCACCATAGTTGACCTCGCCAACAATCCGATCGGCGCTGTGCCTGTCGTATGCATCGGCAACGATCTTGCCCCAGACTTCGGGCGGTGCCTTGATCGATAGATCCTCGATCAGATACCCATGCCCATCGGTACCAAGAGCGACGACAACGATCCCGACTTCGTCTGATCGCTTGTCCTCATGGCCCTTGGTACCACTGGGATCCACGGCAACAACAACACGAAGCCACTGAGGTAGCCTCTGCCCTTCTTGGCCGAGCACTCTGTTCTGCGACAGGGTCTCCTCGGTCCAGAGGGATCCATCTGTATCATCTGCCCACTGACCATAGAGAAAGCGTTTCTTCGCCGCCTCCCCCAGGGCCTCGAGTTGCGACAGGTACTTGGGATCCAGGTTCGCCGCGTTGCCATGCGGATTCATTGTGAGATAGTTGTAATCGAACTCGTTGCGCAGGACTCGATGCGGTGGCTCCGGATCCTTCTTCGAGATGAATCGAATGTAGGACCAGTGTCGCTTGCTCGGCGGGTTTAGATCGTAGTAGGCCTTCAGCTTCAGGCCCTTGTGCCTGGCAATGAGCACATCGTCCTTGTCGTACTCGTCCCAGCTGGTCTTCTGGGCCAGCCTGGTCAGCGCAGTCTCGACCGACTTCCAGGGAATCTGGCTGCACTCGTTGAAGAACATCGACGCATACTCGTGGCCCAGGACCTTCTCGACGCGCTTCTCCTCGTCCAGGCCAGAGATCCATACCTCGGATCCGTTCGGCAGCTTGTAGTACCAGTCGGTCTTGTCGAGCATGTCATCGGCAGGTGGCAGCTCGGGGAAGCACAGCCTGACCACCTTCGGCACGGTGTCGAGGCCGATGGCTGTCTTGCAGACGTTGAAGCGGTAGCGGCAGATCAGGTGCCGGCTGTTGGGTACGCCGCAGGCCCTCATGAAGATGGCTCGGACGATCAGGAAGGTTTTGCCGCTGCGGGATCCCCCACCGAGCGCACAGTGCGTGGCGTCAGCGGACAGGTTATTCATGGCCGACATCTGGTCGGACGTTAGTTTGTACTGGAACTTCAGGGGTGCATCAGCAGCTGGACTGAAACTCATGTCTACCTACAAGTTGGCATCCTGGGCGCAGTATTGTTGCACGACGATGATGCCACTGCCAGCCTTCTGGTGCTCCTGGTAGGCGTTGTAAAACTTCATGACCATGTCCAGGTACTTGCCCTTGTCCTTGCCGTACTTGATCTCGGTCTCGTACCTGGTGGCGGTGACATCGCCCTCGTCGTTGGTGCTCTCGGTGGTGTACTGCTTGAACTCGTGGATCATCTTCCTGGCGACGATCGGCATCTCGTGGATCGGTAGTACTCGGCCATTGTCATCGAACATATCCTTGGGATCGAACATGGCCAGGCCACCGATCTCCTGCAGGGTTTCCTCGAAGCTGACCATCAGGTGCTCGTGGCCATGGATCCGCAGCTCCTTCAGCCTGCTGTGGATCTCACTATTTCTCAGCAGGCGCCAACCAGCTGTGGCCGCGGTGTTGTCCTGGATCGGTCGGGCCTTTGTGCCGTGTGACACCTGGTAGGATTCGGTCGCGTTCTGGGTCAGGACATAGTGCTGGCAGAACTTCTCGCGCTTGATCCCATCGGCACGTTCAGCCCTCATCAGCTGCGCTCTCTTCTTCGCAGCCGGCGTGACTATCTTCTTCGCTGGCTTTTTCTTAACCATCAGGCCGCATCATCAGGCGGGTAGCTCGTGATGCCCAGGAGATGAGCCGAGCTGTGTTGATGGCGCACCCAGTGCTGGATGTCCTGATCGACCGCCATGACTGATGGCTTCTCCTGGATGCTGACCCCGATCTTCTGTTGTCCGGATCCAGCTTCCATGTATGCGTCCCGCAATTTGACAGGCACCAGGAGCCAGTGGTCACGACATCCCCATAGCCGGCCAGCGATGAACTCCTCGCAGCCAGGCCAGCCACAGCGGTGACCGCTTGCTGTTATTCGCCAGGTTGGTCCTCGAGGATCTGTCATTCGATCAGGCCCTCTTGTCGGAGGACTCTACGGATCGCATCGTCCAGGTCGTCTTGCATGATCTCGGCTTCAATGACCTCGAGGGTTTGCTCTGCCCAATTACCGACAGCTACTGCCTGGTCAGGCGTGAGTCGGAAGTCATCAACGATGATTCGCTTGCGCCTGGGGAATGGGATGACGTTATCCATACTTGTTGCCCAGGACCATGTACAGATTCGGGTGCTCGATCGCTGACAGCTCACGGCCATCACAGGGGATCCAACCCATCGGGTGATCGGTGAATGCCTGGACCTGGCCGGTGTTCTGTTCAATGTGGTAGGCGACCTGGTTCTTGACCACATCGGATTCATCGAGCCACACGCCAGTGATCTCGTGTCCCTGGAGCTGGCTGTAAATTTCGGCGTCGATCTTCTCGTTGACCGCTTTCGTTGCCGCGGCCTGCATCATCTGCCTGGCGTTGTCCTCATGCATGTGATCGTTCCAACGCTTCGCCCAGGTTGTCTTGACTTCCTCACGGCGCTCGAGGACCTCGGTCGCTGTCATCTCACGCTGGGCAGGGAGGTTCATCGGCTCGGGGTTGGTTGCGAAATGTCCGCGGAGATCTGGCACACGGAACTTGACGCGCTGGCCTGGTATGAAGATCTTCATCAGGCTTTCGGACCTGACGATTGCCGGCGCCACGAACAGGGTGCTGGCTGCTACGCTCTGCAAAAACCTACGTCTTGTTAGTATCATCAAAATTCTCCAGTACCCATTTACCAATGTCGATGCGGCCTGTACCCAGGGTGAAGACATCCTGGACGTACCTGTCGAACTCCTTCGAGGCCATGAACTTTTTGATCATGATGTTGGCGACATCTTCCCACCGCTGGACCACCTCGTGCATGATCGGTTGAGCTGCCAGCTTGTCGTTGACAATCTTCAGCGTAACAAATCTGTCTTCAGGATCCATCACTCAATATCCAGGTAGCTGGATCCCTTCAGCTTTCGATCGTACCAGATCATCGCGGCCATCTGGTTCCCATAGAACGGCGAATACTCCGCGGCGTCCAGGTCATCCATTATGATGCCGACCAGCTGGTCACAGTCGAAGTGATCGCTCGGCCTCTGGTAGTGCGTGTTGCCCAGGATGTAAGTGGCCGATGCTGGGTGCATGAAATTCTCCAGCTCATGGATGTGCTCGGGTGGATCTTTGCTCACATGCACTGGTCCCTGGGGATTGAGTTTGTACGGCTCGTCAACACCGATGACGGGTACGCCCTTCGGTATCATCGCCTGCCCAGGCTCTTCGATTATTTGTAGATCCCAGTGCGCGTGATTGCATACCGTTCGGTAGTGGCACCTGGATATTCGCCGGTCGTCATAGTTCCTGTGCTGGTCTTCTTCGATGGGCCAGAAGCCAATGATGGTGACCAGTGGATCACCGGCAGATCTGAAGCTGACCGAGTGTAGTTCATGGAACCCGCACATCGGGCATTGCTCTTCATCGAATCGATCTCCCATTATATTTCCCTCAGTGTAACGATGATTCGGCCTGGCGCCTCGACGCCTCGCTTGTGGATCAGGAGCACATCGACCTGGTCATCATCGATCCAGATTCCAGCGTAGGTGATGGCGTCCAGCAGGCACTTCAGAAAGTTGTCGATGTTGTAGTGCTGCTTCCTTCGGTCGGGCGCCCAGAGCTGGCACTCCATCGAGAGCCGGCCCTTGAGTGGTTGTGGATTCTTGAGGGTGACCAGTTTGTACCGGCGAACTTCAGCTCGATACGCCATCCCGCGATCGCCAACGGCTACTTTCACAACGTGCTTGCTGGCCTTCGCAACGTACTGGCACCACTTGGTGTAGTAGTTGTTGACTGACGGTGGATACGTCAGCTCGAGTTCTGTCATGGCGTTCTCCGGATCCGCGCCACTCTATCACTTAACGTATTGAGAATACAGAAGATAGACCGCGGCGTGGGAGCTGGCCGGCATGGTCACCAGGGAGCAGACCTCCTGGGTTTCGCGATGACATCTCATCAGCTCGACTCGGACCTCCTGGATCTCCCTGGGGAGTGGATTCAGGACCTGGCCGAGGATCATACCGATGAGCATCATCACGAAACAGATTGCCCCCAGGACATACCAGTCACTGAGGGGCTTGTAACCGTTGACGATCACTTTGGTGATTCACCATGCTCGAGCACCTTCCAGACTGAGACTGAAGCGGTGTGGAAAATCATCTGCTGGAAGTGGCCGCACTGTCGTTCAAGGAAGGACACGGTGTTCTCCAGTAAATCAGCTGACTTGACCAGCTGTCCGCACTCGCGCCGGCTGGCATCGAGTTCCGCGGTCAGCTGCTCGACATCAGCCTCGAGTACGAGTACTCGTTTGCCGGTGGCCAGGGCCTTGCCGGTGGATGCGCCGTTGAGCTTCTTTGACTGCTTGGTGACAGTCATTTTGAGGCCCTTGTTTTCCTTCTTCAGGTCTTCAACTTGTTGGACTAATGTAGTCATGTTTTTCTCCGGATTAGTAGATCCATATTATGTAGACGACCAGTACTATGGTGATGATCACGGAGGACCAGAAGGTCGCCTTATCCAGTCTCCGCTGTCGTGCAATTTCAGCTCTCGTTTTCATGAGGTATCGTCATGTCGGTGATGTCATCCTTCAGCGTCTGCAGCTCGGCACCCTGCAGCTTGATGTGCTGGATGGCCTGCTGGATGATCAGCTGTGTTCGGGTGTCGATGTTACGGTTGACCAGCAGCCGGTTCAGCTGCTTCAGGATCTCGTGGCTGTTCATATTTTGATCAGCTCCTTCTCGAGTAGTTTGATTCGGGTGCGCCTGGCGCCCTCGTAATACATCACCAGGATGTCCTGCCGGCTGTACAGTTTCTTGGCTGGCGGCGGTACCCGACCGTCGATCAGATCATGACAGTCAGAGCAGCCGTAGGTACCCTCGGTATCGGGCCACTTGATCGACAGTCCGGACCCGACTGGGTCATGGCAGAACACGGTGGTCGAGTCGTCACGGTTGCACACGCCAGGGATCCGGATCAGGCACTGTTCGCCTCGAGCACTTTCGGTGATCTTGCTCATTCCCAGATCTCCCCCTGCCCACACATTCGTGCGTTTTCTTTCATGGTCATACCGTCACCGATCATGACGCAGTAGCCCAGCTCGGTGATCGAGAAGTACACGCCGGCACAGGTCTCGCATGCGTACCAGGTAGCCATCGGGACCTCGTCGCCATAGATGCGCTCCTCGAGCCAGTCGTCGCCGCCATCGTCGCGGCTCGGTCGGTACCTGGGAAAGCTGGCGCACTCTTCACCGACAGCGATGCGCTCACCACATGAAAGGCATTTGCGCGATCGCTTAGTCTCGAGCACGATCCAGTCATTGGGGCCATAGTAGTACCAGCCGTCACCGTCATCGCAGCTGCAGGCAACGCTCATATCAGTACTCCCTGCTCGAGCGAGATATGCCTGGTCTTCACGGCGCCACCGTACTCCTCGAAGGTCGAGTACTTGTACAGGTTGCGGTTGACCCATCGCGCCACATCTTTGAGCCGCTTCTCGGTCCAGTCGAATCGGACCCAGGGCTTCTTGTCGAGTGCGTTCAGCTTCATCAATGGCTGGGCAAATGGTTCGCAGCCACCGGCAATCACTGCCTCGATTCTGCGCATGCAATCATCGAACGGCTCGTTGCCGATCAACGTGTACACGCGCTTGCGTTTGGACCTGGTTCCCTCGAGCATTTTCATCACGGCCATGACCTCGTCGGTCTCGTCCATGTCGTCGTAAGCGAATCGCCAGGGACCACCGCCCTCATCGATCAGGCCCTTCCAGATCTCGTAGACTTCCTGGGTGAAGGTGCGCGGCTCAAATCCTGAGTTGGCATCGAGCAGCTTCACGCCCATGCCCTGGTACTGGGCGACGATGTATTGCTGGTAGTCGATCGGCAGGCCGCTGAGATTGTTGTCGCAGAGTATTGGCCTGGGAATGAAGTCAGGCAGCAGGGTGAACTCCTTGCCTTCCATCGCCGGCACGATGCAGAACCAGCAGCCGACAGGACATCCGCGGCTGGCGAACGTGGCATCGGGATTGTGTTTGAGTACTGCCTCGGGATAGTCGCCGCCGACCTCGTCCGCAACCTCGAAGACCTGGTGCTTCATCTGGTTCAGGAACAGCGCCGGTCCTCCGATCTTGACGGTCTTGCCGAGCGCCTTGGCGAACATGGCATGGTCGTAGGCCTGGTTAAGTTTCCAGGTGAAGGCCACGCTGATGTAGCAGGTGTCGCCCTCGTCCCACTCGGCATAGCCGTCAGTAAAGTTTCTGGTGTGGCTGCTCATGCCACCGGCCTCAGTTGCACGATGTTCGTATGGATGGTGACATCGGGGCTGGCGTTCTCACCTCGAGCGCGGTCGTCCAGGATCCGGTTGCGGATCTCTTCCTGGCCGAATGACTGCAGATCCTTGATCGCCTGCAGGTGTTCGATCACGCTCATGTCTGCCTTCTCGATGATGATCTCGTCGGCCCTGGTCGTGATGGTTTGGAATATATTGAAGTCCTCGATGCGCTCGATCTTGCGGTCCACCATCTGTGGTGTCGCGTCGATCTGGTGGAAGTTGGCGAACGAGTTCCCTATCTCCTCGTGTCGGATGACCTCGAGGGATCTGGCCAGGCCCTGCATCTGGAATGACTTCGGCATGTCTTCGTTCCAGGCTTCAGCCAGGCGCTTGTCCAGGTAGGTAGCATTGCTCAAACCGTACAAGGCGCCCTGGTGACTGTGAATCATCAGCCGGTACATGTCGCGATGGACATCGTACTCGACCGCCAACTCCCAGCCACCCTGTTGCAGGCGGTGGGTATTCGATTCCCAGCCGGCCCACACTACCCCGATCGGTCGGGACAGCATGCGCCTGGTCAGTGAATCAAATGTTCCCCTGTTCAATCTTCAGCTCCAGCTCTGAGATCTCTCGCGTGACGTTCTCGACCACGACCTTCGCCGCCTCGAGTTCGCGCAGCTTGATCTTCAGCATCTTCACTGCCTTGGATTGATTCTCTTCAGCGATCTCGCGGTGTGCTTTGGCGATCGCTGCCTTCGGGTCTGGCTTCTGTACATCAGTTGTCGTCATTGTATTTTCTCCGTTCAATGGTGATGGTCCATGGGAAGATCCGGTGCCACAGTGGAATGTGTGTCCGGATCCGTTCTTTCTCTGATACCACAGCGGCATCAAAATCTTCTTCCTGGATCTCGTGTCGGGCCAGGCGCCCGACTTCTCGTGCTACTCGTTCTTCGCTGCTCATTAGTAATCCACCTTGTGTTCGAGACTCTGCAGTTCGGTGCGCAGAGAGTCGGTTGCGCGTTCGGCATCGTTCCTGGCGTCATCGATCTTGAGGGTAAGCTCGTGCTCGGTATTGCTCAGACGGCTCACCAGGTTATCGAGGCGGTCGGCCAGGTTGTTGATCTGGTGTTGTAGGTTTTCAAGGTCATCGTTCATTCTACTTGCTCCAGTAAATTGGCCCAGCCTTTTTCATCTGGGTCAGAAAGGTTGACTCCCATCTCGTCATAGTAATCGCGGAAGCTGGTCAGGTAAGATGCCATCTCATTGTTCGACAGCTGCTCGGTGTGAACGAAGGCCTTCACGAACCACTTCATCTTGTCCGGATCTGATTTGTATTTCCTGGAGTAGCCCAGGTAGACCTCGGCAAAGTTGGCATCGCCCTGGATCTGCAGCGGCAAGCACCACTTGTACTTGCATGCCCAGTCCAGGAGATCCTCGGCAGATTCGTGCTCACCTCCCAGGCCGCTCTTCACGACATCGGCGTACCACAGATGCTGCAAACCACGTTGCCGTGCTGACTTGGTGGCCAAGGCCTGGACGACGACCTCGATGGTGCCATCGGTTGGCCGGCCCATGATGTCAGTCACTACATTCTTGGCGACCTCGGCGTTGACCAGGGCATATCGCTGGGCCTTCACATCCGCAGCCCTTTGATCGCTTTGGTCATACCGGCGAAGGCTTCGGTGATGTACTTCTCCCAGGCCTCCGGTGAGGCCTTGGCCTCGAGCATCTTGGGTGACTCCTCGACCACCGCCTGGTAGAAGCTGATGTCGTCGCCGCGGTACGGCACACCACTCTCGATGTGCTGGATGACGTAGGCCTTCTGCGGTTCGCTGAATGCCAGGAAGGTCAGCCAGGTAGCAGCGACTCGTTCAATGAACGGCACCTTCCAATGTGGCGCACCCTTCTTGTCGTGGTCCATCTGCGGCACCTCGTTCCTGCCCTGGGGTTCCTGGTGCTCGAGCCACCACTTGGCTGCGGCCAGGTAATCCTTCGGGATGTACTTCGACTCGTGGCGCCTGCGCCAGATCTTGTAGATCAGGACCAGCTGCTCGTCAGCGATCGGTGGTTGCGAGTCGTAGGTGCGCTCTTCGGTGTTGCCTTGATATTCAGCCATGATGATATTTTCCCTCTTGCATCCCGATCATCGCTCGTTCCGAGATCAGAAAATCTATGTCAGCTTTCCAGCTGCGGTCGTTGCTGCCACCCAGAAAATTGCTGGTAGCTGCATGCTTGAAATAGGTCGCCCAGAACTCCAGGTTGTCGGCTTCATCTTTCCACCTGGCCGACATGTGTTTCTTCCGTTTGGCAGACAGCTTCACCACCCTCGGAAACTTCGGGCAGTGCTCGTGGTAAAGGTCCACAATCTTCTGGTATGGGACGGGTGAAGAAGCCGCAGGCTTTTCACTTGAAGTAGTTTCTTTTGTATTAGGTATTAGGTCTTCTGTCTTAGGTAGCATTGCACTCGCATTGCGTTCGGTATGCGTTCGCATTGCGGTCGCATTCTTTTTAGGTGCGTTCGCATTGCGGTGCCATCGCATGTTCGCACTTTCACGCGCTTTGTCCGATTTGGCATAGATGGTGCTCAGTTCTGCCTCTATACGGGTATGAATGTACCCATTATCGGTCTCACTGAAAAACTCCTCGAGCACACTATCGAGCGCCCAGGCCTGGTCAGGTGTCAGTCGCATCCTCCGCATGAGCATGCGCTTGTCCAGGGTGAGTGGCGCCTCCTCCAGGTAGTACTCGTCTATCAGGTGTCGATAGATGTAGTGCTCCTCGAGGGTCAGATGCCCCGCGTCCTGCCGGTAGTCAGGAATGTTGAACGGATAGAAATGCACCGGACTACGAAGTGAATAAGTAAAACGGATAAATCTCTGGATCCAGTTGAGGCAATGGGATGCCGGTCAGCTTGTGGACAATGGGATGCCAAGGTACCCCGATGCCATGGGTCTTCCACTTCTGGACACGGTCTCGGGTGCAGGGCTTTCCTGTCAGTTCTTGAATCATTTTGGCCGCAGCCAAAGAACCGCCCATCTTCTCAATAGCTGATAGAGCCGCGGCCACTTTGACTGGCTGGTCTTCTTTATTCTTCATTAGTTTTCCTGGTTGCTAAAAGGGTAAATCCTCGTCGTCATCGTCGTCGGTCCAACCGTCAGGTACCCAGGTGGACAGGCCAGCTTCTTCTTCAGCTTCGGGTTCTGGTGGACCCACAAAATAATATGCCTGCTGCGCGTCCTCGTCTTCAGGATGAGGCTGATAGGGATCGGTCCCGTTCCAGCATGGGTTGTTCTCCCAGGTGTCGAACGGTGACAGAACCCAGCGATCGTCGGGGCGCTCGGCGCCGTAGACTGCGCTGTGCTGACGTACTGCAGCTGCCATGTACTCGCCCTGGCTCATGGCTTCCTGCTCCATGGCCGCATCGTATTCTCGTTGCTGTTCTTCAGTTCTCATATTCGTTTTCCGTGGTCAATAAAAGTGGTACTCCCTGGAGTATAGTGATAAACAGGCATAATGCAACTTGCAATCGGATAAATTGTCACTATACTAAGGATTCCATTGACGAAACGAGAGAGAAATAACATGCCAAGAAAATCCAAGCACAACCACCTGGCCACAGCGATCCTCAACATCGAGCAATCGCGTGGCGTCTATCGCACTGCACGGCACACCCTCCAGGCTGGCCATGCCATCCGCGGTCTCCTGGATCTGATCTGCACCGAGCAGACTGGCTTCGACAGCTTCAATCAGCTGGTCGCACCCAACCAAGGCAACTACGTTCCGACCATCGAAGTCGGCGGCGTCACCGGATGGGAAGACCGCCTGGTCCTGGCCTACCACTACGACAAATACATGAAGGATCACGCCTCGGACAAACGCGCCTACCGCATGGGCTTCGATCATCGCAAGACCGACCTCACCATGTTTGCTGCCTATCGCGAGGTGGTGTAATGAACATCGAACCCACCGACCAGGAGAACACTCTGATCCAGGCCTACCTCGAGGCGATCGACTTCACCGATACAGGTGACACCGATCAGCCGGTCCCTGGTACCCCGCTGTACCATCTCTTCCTACGCGACAGCGTGATCGACTGCCTGAGTTTTTTCAGTCGCGTCAGCTGCTACCTGGAAGGCGAGAGCGAAGTGGCCAGGGCAGGCCATGACTTCTGGCTGACCAGGAACGGACACGGCGCCGGCTTCTGGGATGGTGACTGGCCAACCTACGGCGACCTGTTCACCAAGATCGCGAAGGGCTACGGTGAGGTCGATTCCGTTTACACCACCGAGCATGACGCTACAGCACCGTAAAAGAAACCTTGCATAGTGACGAATCTTCACTATACTTAGCACTCCACTTGACGAAACGAGAACGAAATATGAGCTACATCATCTACAACATCGAATCAACCTACCACATGCCTGGCATGAAGCGCGGTGGCTACGCCAGCAAGGGAGCCGCAACCGCAGCCCTCAATCGTGAAGTCGCCAAAGGCATCCGCAACCTCGAAGTCGAGAAGGCCTGGAATAAAAACTGGACTGGCCACAACGACACCTACCAAGAGGCCCTGGCTCACACGCTGCAGGAATGCGGCCTCACCCACACCGAGTTCTGCAAGGCCACCAACGGCACAGTCAGGCTGATCGACAAGGCCGACTACGCCATCGCTGACGACCTCGAGTTCCACAACGACATCGAGAAGATGGTCACCAGGATCAACCTGATGTCGAAGAAGGAATACCAGGAACGCGCCAACACTCCGGTCTACTGCAGCCCCGCTTACGAATCTTATTGGAGCATGTAGACATGAGTAACAACAACGAAGCAATCCAGCTCCTCGAGGAGTACGTCCAGGCCGGCAAGGTGACCGGCGACTTCGGTCCCAGCCTGGTCAAGCAGTTCGCCACGAAGGGAGATCTCTCTGACAAGCAGTGGCCCTGGGTTTTCAAGTTGGTCGATGAAGCTAACGATCGCAACGACCGCCCGACCGAAGACCTGGGCGACCTGTCTGGCGTCTACGAGCTGATGGCAATCGCCAGCCATTTCATCAAGTGGCCGAAGATCAAACTGGCCACCGATGACGGTGAAGTCGTCAAGCTGATTCGTGCCGGCGAGAAGTCGAAGTACCCTGGCCAGATCAATGTCACTGATGGCGGCGACTACGGATTCAACACCTGGTACGGACGCATCGATACCCAGGGTGAGATGACCAAGTCACGCGACTGCACCGAGACTGTGATCGAGCTGCTCAAGCGCCTCGGCCAGGATCCTCACAAGGTAGCTGCCGAGTATGGCAACCGCTTCAGTGAGTGCTGCTTCTGCGGCAAGGCCCTGACCGACGACAACTCTGTCGCTGCTGGTTACGGTCCCACCTGTGCCAACCACTACGGCCTGAAGGAAAACTGGAAGGCCTCGCTCGACCAGGCAACCGTCGATCCGCGTCCGCGTAAAGAGGGAGCCAACGATGGAAGCTAACACACTGCACAGTGTCCACCTCGATGACGGCGTTCGCAGCGCCCTCGTCGTGGCAGTTGGACCCAAGTTCACCAGCCTGATCTGGATCGATGATCGCAACCCAGGTGTCCGGATCAACAAGATCTTGAACACCGAGATCCGAGCCATCGAGCTGGTCGGCTACCCCATCGCCAGGGCCAAGAAACATTTCCGGAGATCCGGACGCAGCCTCGGCATCACCAAGAGCGCGAAACGCGCATTGAGGGAATCAACATGAGTGACGTTATCGTAGTCATCAAGGATGGGTCAGGGAAGCTGCTGCACGAGCTTCACGCTGACCTCGAGCACAACCAGCACCCAAGGCAAGGCAAGGAACCGCAGACCGCAGAGGCGCTGGCTCATTCAATAGCCACAACGGTCGGCTACTTGTACAGCGCCGAGGAGATGAAATGAGCGATCCCAACGTATCACGCACCAGGACATTCTCTCCTGGTCGCGACGAGCAGGACACGCTGAAGGGTTCAGCTACTGAGCAGACCCTGCTGCGCAGCGTACACGAGGCCAGGAACGAGGCGTACCACAAGGCCATCGATTCCCTGGGCCGGTACAAGTTCGAGATGTTCGGCTACTGGGCCAGCGCCTGGGTGAAGTACAACCAGCTGCTGCCGAAGCAGTACAAGCAGGGCAACCCGTTCAAGGCATTCGTGAAGCTGGCCAGGGAGCCGCAGTCATGAGCGCCTGCCCCTACTGCGACAGCCCCCGCGGCTACTACCAGATCCAGCAGGTCAAGCGCCTGCGGATCTCGGCATGGGACGGGACCTTCCTCGAGGACCAGGACGAGAACGTCTTCTACGAGGGCCAGACGCTGCGCTGCATCAGCTGCGACATCAAGGTCACCAGCTTTGTGAAGGGCCTGGCGCGGGGCAATAAACTTGCAAAGTGATGATACTTCACTATACTTAGATGATTGACACCGGAGAACGAAATATGACTACTGACAACTCAATGAGAATTACCAACGAAGAAGGTCGCCACTTCAACGTGCGCATCGTGCGCATTGGCGATCGCTACGGTCGCGACGACTGTCTCACCCACGGTGAAGACAAGCGCGAAGACGACAGCCCCCTGGTCGAGTTCTACGACCTTTCCCACATAGCCAAGTTCGGACCCCGCGGCCAGTTCGTTAGCCGCTACTACGTCACCACCCTGCTGGGCCGTGACGAGTACGTCTGCAACAAGGGCATGGAAGCAGAGATGGGCATCGGCCTCAACCTGGAAGGTAGTGTCGCTGCCTGGAGCATCGACGCTGACGCCATGGATGTTGTCCGCACCTGGCTCGACAACCAAACTGAAGGTGAACTCTAATGTACCAAGTATTCTCACGCACCTGGTGGTCGCGCAATGCCGACTGGCCCAACGGCCTCGAGCCTGACGCTGGTCGCAAGCGCAACATCTGTAAAGTCCACACCATGGAGGAGGCGCGTGAAGCATGCGCCGACTGGATGGCCACTCACCAGTTCAGCAAAGAAGACAAGCTGCTGGGCCTTGCCGCGGAGTTCGATTCGATATGAATATATTCACAGCCACCATGATCGCTGAAGGCGTCGAGGACGCCGAGGATCACGAGCAGTATCTCGAGGCCTGGCAGTTGCTGGTTAGCACCGGCATCGCCTGGACTCTTCAAGGATGGTTCGGTCGCACCGCGATGGACCTGATCGACAACGGAGACATACACGCATGAACACCAAACCATACGACATGGACGAGGCCATCGCGGTCCTGGCCGGTGCGCTCCACCCGAAGACCTGCCTCAAGTGGTTCAAGTTGTCCCGCGCCAGGCAGGAGCAGATTGTCCGCGGTGCCTTCGAGAGAGGCATCATCACCCACAAGCGAGGCGACGATGAAAAACTTCACTGAGCAAGTCAGCAACCTGAACCCCAGCGAAATCCCGATGGTCGATACTCACTTCGGCATGTGGATGCTGGACCAGGTCAAGCCCTCGAGCCGGCAGATGGTGACCATCCCGCTGTACCTGGCAACCCTCGGCTACGAGAAAGGCCGTGACGTTATCAGCAGCGAGACCATCAGGCTGCTCGGCCACATCCATTCAGACTACTGGTTCAAGCGTATGAAGGCTCACCCAGTGAGCCAGCCAGTAGGGTACTATTCACTTGTTGACACCGGAGATTGAAATATGACTAAGCGACCAGACAGCTGGGAAGATCCACCTGAAGATGATCCCATGGACGATGGCGACTACGCCTACGATTGCTGGAAGGACAAGCAGCTCGAGAAGGATCACGAGAACGACGACGACGACGACACCACCCAGCCGACCAAGTACGGTGATGACTGGGAACCACCTACCAACGCACCCTACGTCGAGCCAACCCCCGAAGACCTGAACAAGGACTGCGAGTACTGGGAGCGCCTCGAATGAACCTCTTTATCACATCACTGTTGGTCGTGCTCTATTGCGCGATCGACTTTTATTACACCCAGGAGAAAGACCATGACAGCGAAAGCTAAAACCAAGGTAGTCACGCTACCTACCCCTGCCGGCACGGAGATGTCGGTCCACCCAGGCGCCATGATCCAGGCGCTGATGCAACTGCCCGACCTGCCGGTTGATAAGCTCGAGAAGATGTTCGAGATCCAGCTGGCCTACGAGGCCAACGAAGCCAGGAAGAATTACCACACTGCGATGGCCGTGTTCGGATCCCTGGTCCCGCCGCTGACCTACGACAGCTGGGTCAACTACCCAGGCAAGGATGGCAAGGCGCCAACCGAGTATGGATTCACCAGCCTGGCCGGCTCACTGATCAAGGTCCAGGAGGCCATGACCCAGGCGCAGATGAAGACCAGCTGGAAGACCAAGATCCTGGAAGGTAACCTGATCGAAGTCACCTGCTTCATCACGCATGCCACTGGCCACAGTGAGCAGACATCGCTGTCGGCACTTCCGGATCCGAGCGGTGGCAAGAACTCCATCCAGGCCGTGAAGTCTACGGTCTCGTATCTGAAGCGCATCACCTTCGAGGCACTCGCAGGCCTGGCCACCAAGGCAGATGATGCCGACGATGGCCGCAACGCCGGCCCTGTAGTTGCCAACATCAGCACCAACCAGCTGAAGAGTCTCACCACCAAGATCGCGAAGGTCGGTGCTGATACCAAGAAGCTGCTCGTGCTGTTCAAGGTCGAGACCCTGGCTGATCTGAAGGTCGATCAGTACAAGCCGGTCCACGCCCTCCTGGCAGCGAAGGCAGCTGTCGATAAGAATGCGGAGGCCAACAAGTGATCGCCGTCAAGTGTGAGCAGGGTACCGACGAGTGGCGTGGCATCAAAGCAGGTGTCGCGTCACCCAGTAACTTCGATCGTTTGATCACGGCCAGCATGAAGCCGTCCAGCCAGGCTGAAGAGTATCTCTACGAGCTGCTCGGTGAGTGGATCGTCGGCATGTGCAAGGAACTGCCACCCAATCTGTACTGGGTGAACCGCGGTACCGTGATGGAACCGACCGCCAGAGCGCACTTCGAGATCATCCATGGTGACGTCGAGTCGGTCGGCTTCGCCTACAAGGACAAGCGCAAGCTGGTCGGCTGTTCGCCCGATGGATTCCTGAACAAGCAGACAGGCCTCGAGATCAAATGCCCATCACCGATCATTCACAACGCCTACTACCTGCGCGGCGTCTGCCCGAAGAAGTACATGCCACAGGTCCAGGGCAGCATGTGGGTCACCGGCATGAAGCAATGGTGGTTCATGAGCTACCACCCTGAGTGGCCACCGCTGCTGACCCTGGTCGAAGCGGATCCAGTATGGCAACGAGCGATCGATCAGATCGTAGTGCCGTTCGCCAAGGAACTGGAAGTGATGCGCCTGGACAAGACCGTCATGGAATTGCGCCAGCAGCGGATCGACCTGGCGAAAGCTGCGTGAGCCTGCGGCGTGGTTGGAGTCGGGTTGCGGTCGATCAGATCAAGCACCACTCCAACCGCGTCCGGATCCTGAAGGTCACCTTCCGAGCATCGGGCGGTGGCCACATGTACATCGTCAGCCTGATGGACAAGTACAAAGGTGGACCAGGCCAGGACGTCTGGGTCAGGCACCCATCGACACCACAGGACCTGGACGATGCCTACAACATAGCTGAAAAATTTATCACAGATAGGAAAATAAAATGAGCAAGTTTCACAACCCAGTAGAGATCAAAATCTCAAGCCTGGATCTGATCAAGATCCTGACCACCCACATGAATGAGCACATCTTCCGCGACGAGCACCAGGTGCAGGACATCACCATGCACATCAAAGGCAACTACGCCTGCACCATGATCGTGGATGCCGTCAAGACCAAGCCCACACCTCCGGAGAAAAAATCATGAAGACTGAACTCGAACAAATCGAAAAGATGTCGCCGGCCAAACTGTTCAAGCCGAAGTTCATGCCGACACTGCTGAAGGCCATCGAGTTCGAGGTCACCGCCAACGTGCCTGACGTCGAGACATCTGATGGTCGCAAGGCCATCACCAGCCTGGCGTACAAGATCGCGAGATCGAAGACCACCATCGATGACCTGGGAAAGGGATTCGTGGCCGAGCAGAAGTCAGCGATCGCTGCGGTCGATGCCGTGCGCAAGAGTGCTCGTGACTTCCTGGACAACCTGAAGCTCCAGGTGCGCAAGCCACTGACCGACTGGGAGGAGGCCGAGCAGTTACGCATCGACAAGATCCTGGCCAAGATCCAGGTGATCAAAGACCTGGGTGAGCTGACCGATGACCATGGTGCCCACATCCCAGCGGCAACCCTCGACGCCAATGTCGAGAAGCTCCGCTACATGAAGATCACCAAACTCTACGCCGAGTACCAGGACGAGGCGATCAATGCGAAGAACGCAGCCATCGTGCAGCTCGTGGAAGCAGTGCCTGCCCAGGAAGAGCGTGAGTTCGAGGAGGAGAACAACCTGCGCCGTGCGAACGAAGAGGCCGAGAACAACCGCATCGAGGAGGAGCAGCGCATCGCTCGAGAGGCGGTGGAGAATGCCGAGATCGAGTCGGCCACCGAGCTGAAGCGGATCCAGGATAAAGTGGCCCAGGAGACTGCCGACAAGGCGAAGCGTGAACGCGACACCAAGCACAAGGGCAGGATCCATCGCGAGGCAGCAGCAGACATCGAGACCATACTGAAGTCCATCGAACCTGGCAGCATTGGCTGGGACGAGATCTCGAAAAAAATCGTGAAGGCCCTGGTCAAGAACCAGATCCGACACACCATCATCAACTATTAGGAGAGAGAAACATGAGCGGAACTAACGTAGCAATTATCGTCGGACGCATGGGCCAGGACCCAGAGATCCGATTCGCGGCCAACGGCAATGCCGTGGCCAATATGTCGATCGCAACATCGAAGAAGTACAAAGGCGAGGAGGAGACCGAGTGGCATCGAGTCGTATGCTTCGGCAAGCTGGCTGATGTGGTTCGCGAGTGGGTACACAAGGGAGATCTGATCGGCATCCAGGGTGAGATCCGGACCAGGAAGTGGCAGGACAAGACCGGCAACGACCGCTACTCGACCGAGATCATCGCGCACAGGATGGACATGCTCGGCAGTGCCAACAGGAACCAAGGCGCCCATCACCAGGGAGAGCACCGAGACAAGCCGGCGCAGCAGGAGATGCACGACAGCGATGGTCCAGCGAAGCAAGAACAGGCGCCGATGGATGACGGCTTCGATGACATCCCCTTTTGAGATCCTGGGCGTCTGTGGCCCAGCCAAACTCTTCAGGACGGCGACCGTGCTGATCACTGAGTACCCGCACGATGGCAGCACCGCATTGATCTCAAGCCCTGGCACTCCGGACCAGCAGACCTACACCGTCTGCCTGTGGGAGCCACCGGCACCACTTCGCCCTGGGCATGTCTGGCTCAAAGGCTGGGGCGAGAACGAAGGCGCTCCCGAAGCCCTCGAGGAAGCCGGCCTGGTGGAGCTGACCGGAGAGACCTGGCCGACTGGATACGTCGAAGCCCAGGAAGGCAAGCTGGTCAGGAGGGAACCATGAACGACTTAGAAAAACCACTGAGCTACCACAAAGAAAATCTGCGCCAGGCGCTGGGAGCACGAGAGGAAGTGCCGTGTCCATGCTGCGGACAGAAGTGCAAGATCCGGAAGCGCAAGCTGGACCAGCACCATGCCAGGGCCTTGATGTTTACGGCCTGGCTTTACGCCCAGCACGGCATCCCAGTCCACTACACCGCGGTCGAGCATCCGTTCGGATCCGAGCGCAGGGTGCTGACCAGTCATTACAGCATCTTGAAGTACTGGGGCCTGATCGAGCCGGTGAATGACAAGCACCCTGAGTACCCCAAGATCGAGCACCTTCGGCGCGGGGATCCGGATGTGCCTGGCTCTGGTTACTACGTCCCAACCCCGACCGGCATGGCCTTTGCCAACGGTGAGCTGCTCGTGTCAAAATATCGCGACCGCTTCAACAGCCACACCGTGAAGAGTCACGGCGATCTGATCGGCATCAAAGATCTCGAAGGCGAGTGGTTCAACTGGCAGGAAATGATGGACAAAATGATATGAAGAAAAAGAAATTCAAAGTCATCAAGGGTAGTCTGCGTGAGCCGAATCTATTCGAGCGCAACACCATGACCCAGCGGATCGACGCCACCTTGATCGAAGCGATCTGTCGGGTCCTCGGTCGCACCGACTGGGCGATGGATGCCGCCATGTTCAAGCGTGGCAAGTGGAGATACTGGAAGGAAAAAACCAAGTACGAAGAGCAGACCTTTTACTTCGACGGCAAGGAGCTGTTCGTGGTCAGGCCCTGGGCGTGGAGCATCCCGCATGATGCCTGGATCCGCAAGGTCGAGTGGCTATTCGACAAGGAAGATTACCAGCACCACACGAAGGAGGATGAAGCAGGTTAGTCTTGGCAGCGGGGTGTCGTTAGATGTCAGTACTGTTGGGCCAGTTTAGCTCCACATCACTCCGCTGCCTTCAGGTCTTCGATCGACTGGTTGAAGTCCTTGATGCACTCCCGATAGTACCTGGTCACTCCGTGTTGGTCTTTGATGTATCGGATGGTTTCCTGTGTATTGATTGCCAGGTTTTCGTAGTCTTGAGGCGTGAGGCCCACCCAGAAAATCCCGACTTTGTCTTCCACCACCTGGGGTCTAATTTTTCTCGTGGAGATCTGCGCAGGCCTCGCAGGATCCGGACACAGGATTGCCAGGTAGACGTTATCATGCTGGACCACCACGCGCTCCTTCGGCGTGAAGAGGGAGCAGCCACTACTCAGTAACAGCGCGGAGATCAGCAAGCACCGCATCGGTGGCCCTCTGCATTCGGTTGGTGATCAACCCAGGCTTCGCCGCCATCAGCTTTGCGAAGTCGTGGTCGTTGAATAAATCTCTCGTGTACTCGACCTGCTTCCGTGACGCTACGGCGTCCGCTTGTAGCTGTGCGTTCCTAACCTGGAACTCCTGTACCTGAATCGCCTGGAATGCTTGCGCCTCTTCAGCGGCCACCTGCGAGGCCACAGCGGCATCCTTTTCGATGATCAATACCTGGATCTCGGCCTCGGCCTGCTGCAACTGGATCTTGGTCCACAACCCGAAGGTGCCGGTCAGCACGGAGAGGATGATGAAAAAGCCGGCGATGTACTGCATCAGGTGATCTCGGGGAGCCGGTCGAGGAAGTCCTGCCAGTGGAAGCCTTCACCAGGGTCAACCTTGCGACCTGGTGAGATGTCCGAGTGCCTGACGATCTTCTCGAGCGGGATGTCGTAGGCCTTGATCCACGCGGTAACAACATCGACGCCGGCCTCCCACTGCGCGGTGCTAACGTAGGGACTCTTGATGGCCTCGAGGAACGTGGCGTAGGTGTGCTCACCTTCGACCAGGAACTCGATGCCCAGGCTGTTGGTGTTGTGGCCTCGAGCATGCCAGGCTCTCTCGTCGTCGTCGCGGCAGATGTAGATGTCGCCGTTCGGTGCGACCAGCTGGTGGGCCGACAGCTTGTAGCCATCCAGGAAGTCTGGTGCGTGGGTGGGATCCGGATCGATGATGAACTCACCCATGCAATGCACTACGATCTTGTTCGGGTGGTTGACCCTGTCGCCACCGTGTACCAGGTGCGTGTGATGAATCATGAGATGCCGTCCACTGATCTGGCGATCACGCCATCGGCGCAAACGCAAATGAAAATATCGTCGCTGACATTGTAATCGACATCGTTGATATTACCACCAAACGGAGTCGTGACATCGCGCCAGGTGCCAACGGTCTCGAGGTCTGCTGCTGACTGGGTCTTGATCTCGCCGGCATTACCGACAGCGATCATCCGATCAGCCACACTGGAGTACGAGAAGGCGTTGACCGGACCATTCAGTGCGCCATCATTGACCGCTCTCACAGTGGTCGAGGACATCAACTCGATGTCGCCAACATTGTCACCGATGAACAGATCCTGGATGTCACCCAGTGTGCCTAACTTGGAAAACGCGGCAGTGACGGGTTCGCTCATGTTGTTGAGACTGATTGGGCTATTGTCAGTGGGATCGGAGTAGTAGACGTAGGAGATGGCATGGCCAGCGTAGATGGTTCGGCCACCAATCAATCCATCGTACACCATGGTGTTGTCCGGTCCACTGCCGGTGGCATTGGTGGTCAAATCCGCTTGCGCCCAGACAGTCATGTCAGCGTTAGCAGTCAGGCTCCCCGTTGTGGCGAGATTGAACTCCATGAAGACGGACCACAAGGCCGCGCCTGGACTCCAGACCATGCCATTGAACCGACCGCTGCCGGTGAGGCCAGGGATTGCCTGGACCGTGGTGGTGTCCGCTACCCAGGTCGTGCCATTAGTTGTCCTGGTGAAGTCACCGTTCGAGCAGCCAGCGATGAAGGCCTCGTTCGTGTTGTCGTACTTCAACGTAGTGATGGATCCACTGACACCGGATGTCCTGGAGACCCAGGTGACGCCGGCATCGACGCTGGTGAAGATCAAGGTGCTGCCAGCAATGACCCAGTACTCAGTACCACCGATCACGCCGGTCGCGATGTGCTGGATGTTGCCGCCACTGAATGGATCTTGAGCAATGGCAGTCCAGCCCACGAACGGAGCTGGTGGCGGCAAGGTGTCGAGTCCGTTAGTTGAGCGCAGGATCTGCCCCTGGTCATTGACCGCAACGTACATGCCATCGACCTCGTTCCACATTACATCAGTGAAGCTGGCCAGCGGGTTGCTGCCGTTCTGGACCAGCTGCCATGCATCGTTGGCAGTGTAGTTGGCCTGGTCGCAGAACCCGATCTTGCCATCATCCGCGACCCCGATCATCCGCTCAAGCGAAAGCGATTCCACAAAAGCATTGATGCCACTGGATCCAAACGTAACGTCATCCGCAAGCGAGGTGTTGTGGAAGATCTCCCCGTCAGCGCGGCCAACGAATATCCTGACAGTAGAACCGTTCTGATCAACGAATGACCTGCAGCCTCTGACCGCAGCCTGGCTGGACACGTTAACAAACGAGGACCCTGTTTCATCAGGGATAATCCCAAACTGATTGAGGTCGATGTTCTGTTGGTAAAACATCCCGAGATCGGTATCAGCGAGACCGCTCTTGATGGCCCCGATCTTCGCCTCACCCACGTTCACTTTTGTGCCAATGTTCGGCGTTGAATCCCAGGTCGCAGTGTCATCCGTAGTGTAAGCGTTGCCCGTCTGTGCGACATCGGACATCGCCCACTGCACACGGTAACCCTGACCCCCACGGTCGTACATGCACGAGTAGATGTCCGCTTGGCCAGAGATAAACTCGGGCAGGGCAGGGATCGAGGAGGTGTCCAAGGCAAAGTTCTCGCCATCGGTGCTGTGCAGCAAGACCGCGGTGTTACCAACAACCAGGAACGATTCATCATCTCGGTTGTAAGCAACGTCATTGAGATTCTCGGATGTGCCAGTGGTGGCTACGGTCCAGGTCAACCCAGCATCGGTACTGAAAGCAACCTTCCCAGCATCACCACAAATGACCCAGTATTGCGTGACACCGATGGAGCCGGTCTCGATGCCTCGGATCGCGGTTCCCCCGAAAGGGTCCTGGCTGATTGGTTGCCAGGCAACTCCACCGTTTACCAGGCAAACCTCAGTGATGGTGGAGGTCAGTACATCGCCTGACTCCATCGACATGTTCATGGTGGTATCAGCCCCGAAGGCAGAGCTGAGAATGGTGCCGAAGTAGTTGGACGCACCATCGACAAACCGCAGGCGCCTGCCCACGCTAAACAGGTTGGTTGCATCAAACCCGATAATGCTCCAGGAAGTGGTGTCGATAAAGTTGAAGGCGTAGTTCGGGCAGTAGGTTGCGTTGTTGACCGATGCTCCAAACGAGATGTTGATCTGGTCAAGGATCGGCTGCTCCAGATTGAAGCCGATGAAGTTCAGCAGCTGCACCGCGGTAGTCAGGTTGACGCCATCGTCCTGGACCTCGATGCTCGGAGGCTGGGTGATTCCGGATCCACCACCTGTGTAGCGGATGATGTAGTTCATGTTGATGTTGCGCGGACGGGTTTCGCTGCCACCTGTGTTGCTGGTCGGGGTGTTCTGCGCCCTGACTTCCAAGTCACCGCCACCACCTTCAGTCGAGCCAACAAACTTGAACGGCACAGTGTGGCCGTGCAGCTGCAGCTCGTAGGATTGCTTGGTACCTACCAGGTCACCCGTTGCTCCATCGCCGCGGTCAGTCCTCGCCAGCCGGTCAGGATCCTGGCCACTACCATTGGCCGTGCCGCGGATGAACTGGCCGCGCAGATCTGGCACGTTGAAGTTGGATCCGGATCCACCGTACTTGTAACCGAGCACCGCGAACAGATCCGCGAAGGTGACAGCGTTGAGCAACTGGCCGTTGCAGTCCAGAAAATTCTGCGGCACATCCGCGTCTGGCCAGGCAATGATCTCGCCGGTTGTACCGGAGGAAGTCGAGAATGCCTGCCAGGCGCCGTTCGCCCTGGCCCACAGTTGGTTGTCGTTCGCGATAGATCCTGCAGCGTCGAGTAGGTAGGCGCCGAGATCACTGATGTCTGCTTCAACGTGGCCGTGGACAGCTGGCGCGAAGACACTGAAGTCGATGACTTCCCAGTCAGCATTACGCCTGGCGTAGAACTCACCGTCCGATGCGATGGATCCTGCAGCGTCAAGGATGTACGCCTGGAGATCTGAGATGTCAGCTTCGACATGACCGTGGCCCACATCAGACTTCGCGTCGAGTTCGATCTGCAGGTCTGCCTGGTTGGAGATGGTCCCAGTGATGGCGCCCCAGAAGAATCCGACAGGCGACAGCAGCAGGCCGAAGTTCACAACGTCAACGCCTGGGTTCCAGGGATCCGGAGCGATGATCGAGTAGACCGCGGAGGTGTTGCCATCCGACAACAGCTGCCCGTTCTCGACATCGTCGGGGTTGTTGAAGTCGGTCGCCCTCTCCCAGTCCTTGCCGCCTCGAGCGTTGTAGATCCCGTTCTCGGTCGGGTCGGTCTGGGCGTTGATGGCCACGCGATCCATGTCAGCGATCACTATGCCGGCAATCGATTGGCCGATGCCGAAGAGTGTCTCCTGGCCAGAAGAGATCGCGACGACTGGCGCCTTCATCCCCTCTTCAGGTGAGGATCCTAATCTGGATTGCTGGCTGGTAGTCATGTCCAGTACTTCGTGTTGAGGAAGCCGGCAGTCAAGCTGCCCACGTTCGCGGTCTGCAACCGAAGGCCGTGCAGGACGTCACCGATGTCAACATCGCAGAAACAAAACATCACGCTGTCATCGAAGTCGTCATAGAACTGGCCGGTGATGGTCCACTTGAAAAGCACATCATCGACCAGGCGACCCTCGAAGAATCCGTGAAACAGGCCCAGGCCACTGGCGCCATCCATCCTGGCTCGGGTAGTCTCGGCAGTGATGATGTGATTGAAAGCAGCCTGCTCCATCTCGCAGCAGAAGTTGTTGTAACCAGCAGCCACCGCGGCACCAGTGCTGTCGTACAGTCTGATGGTTGGATCCTGGGCATTGCCGTTCATGTTGACGTCCCAGTAGTCCACCCTGAATCCCTGAACCACATCGCCGGTCTGCCAGCCCTCGAGGTCAATCGTGTTGACGCCGGTCAGATCTTCCACGCCCAGGTTGACGATGTTGCTGCCACCACCACCACCGGCTCCCAGGTTCATGATCACCGCGCAGGTTTTGTTGTTCGCCGGCAACGCCAGGGTACTGACTACGGATACCGGCAACGTCCACCAGCCAGTGTTGTCAACTGCTGGGCCGGTCAACTCGAACAGGGTTGCCCTCGAGGCGTCATCCTGCTGCTGGACATAGATCCGGTTGCCGGCAGCGAGTAGGCCCAGGATCGTACCGGCATCCCCGTTCTCGTTGGTGATGTCGTTGATGTACAACTCGGTGACGTCACCTGGTACGGCATCGTCGTACCGCATGGTCTTGCTACCAGGATCCGCAGCCGTGACGGTCGTGCTGAATCTCCACGAGCTGCTGAGTGTGACGCCACCGCTTGCTGGCTGTTGGGGGATGAGATATGTCATACGATTGCCCACTCCGTGCCGGTGTAGATTAGTGTCAGTGATGCGTACTTCGCTGTCAGGGTGAAGGTCAGCTGGCCGTCGATGGTCTCAGCTGTGTCGCCGTCAACGATGACGTCGAACGAGGATCCGATCTTCTTCACGATGACCATGGCGTCAGCAACGCCTACCGGCAAAGTGATGGTGATGATGCCGGCTGCAGTATCGTCGTCGGCCATGACAGCCTCGAAGGCCACGGCAGTTCTGCTGGTTGTGATCTCGGTGACGACCGTGAAGTTCTGGCCGGCTCCTGGTGGCGCTGCGAAGGCGCCGTCAGCTCGGAGGAAGTTGGCGGTGCCACCTCCGGATCCTCGGACCAGGCCTGCGTCTGAGTCAGTGAATATCGGGAGGACGACATCGTTCGCGGATCCATCACTGGTGATGCCGAAGGTCGTGCCGGTAACCGTGCCGATCGACAGTGCGGTGGGATCGGGAATGTCGCTGACCTTGGCGGTGTTCAATGCGACAGCTGCGTTGTTCGCGACCTCGGCATCGAAGTCTGAGACCTGGCTGGCCGTGATCGTGATCGAGGCCTCGGTGAAATGGATGGTCGCATCGCCGGCATGCGCAGTGAAGGCGCCGACCAGCGCATCGAGGGTGGTGCCATCGTCCGAGACATCTCGGCCATCGACCAGGCCACTGAGTATGAGGTCGCCGGTAAGGTTGATGTCGCCGGCAAGAGTGAATCCAAAAAATGCTTCGAGCAGTCCGGTCTCGTGGATCCGGACGCGCTCGACCACAGCGGTGGTACCAGCTGGTGCGGTCAGGAAGACAATGCGCCCAGGCATGTCTCCAGCGCCAGGAGTGCCATCGACCTGGAAGCGGATCTGCGCACCTTGCTTGTAGTCCGTGCCGTCATGACCCACGGCCATGATGGCCAGCAGTGTGTCGTTGTCAGCGACGATGGCGTGGGTGTTGTCATCGGTGGCTGTTCTTGAGCCAACCAGGATTGCCGGCAGGGTTGTCGAGTGACGATGGATGATGACGGCTGCGACATTCGTACCGCCAATATCTGACGCCTTCAGTGCGCTCTGGTAGAGGACGCCATCGATGGTGATGCCGGCCTGCTCGGAGCCTGGGTTACCCGCGATGAGCTGCGGACCCTGGGTATAACTGCCGAGCGGATTCAGAAACAGCGGTGCCGCGGTGGTGTCATCGCTCTTGGATTGGATGGCCTGGAAGTCGTACTCCAGGTGCTGCTCGTTCGCTGGATCCAGTGCGCCGGTCACCAGGGCCACATCGTGATCGACCAGGTCAATCGGTGAGCTGTTGGTCAGGACGATCTGCCCAGGCATGGCGCCGACCAGGACACTGAAGACCAGGGCTGTGATGTCAGGCGTCCAGGGACCAACGAAGCTGATGCTGTACAGGACCTGGGTATTGGAGTCCACGATCAGCATGCCGACTTCCAGATCGTCGGCTGCGTTCATATCCGTGGTGCGCTCCCAGGCATCCGGTCCCACATTGAAGGTGCCGTTCTCTGCTGGGTTCGTCTGGTCCTTTACCAAGACACGATCCTTGGTGCTGGTGACTACGCCGTTAAGAATTTGGCCGGTACCAAACAACGTGATGTTGGTTGTGGTCGATGTTTTGACCGGCGCCTTGATGCCCTCTTCGGGCGACTTGCCCATCCTCGAGATCGCTGAAGTAACCATTATTTGTCTTTATCCCGCCCTTCGGCAAAGGCCTGGTAGAGGTTGAAATTCTTGCCCTCTTTTCCCTCGAGGTACGAGTCGGTGTAATCCAGGAGGCGCCACAGGTTACCCGAGCCTGGCATTGGTACCACGGATCCGGTGGCTCGACCGATGTCAGCAGCCAGCTTCCACCCAGATTGATCGCCCTTCATGAAGCTCTCGATCTCGGTCTTGATTCGTACCGGCGCCACGGCCACTGCGCTGATCGGCATGGTCGGTGCGAAGCCTTCCCAGGCAGACGCGATGTCACGCACCAGGGGAACGGTGCCGAGCATGAACTTGAAGGTGTTCTTCGCAATGTACTCTTCGACCTCTTCATCATCGTCAGGGAAATCCATGATCAGGAGCTGCGCCATGTTCGCTGCAATTATCGGTAACAAGAGTCCATCCATCAAGAAGGCAGCTGACAGAAAGTCTGTGCCACCCTTCGAGGATTTGTACAGGCGCTGGTAGTAGGCGTTGAACCAGGAGCCGAAGACCGTCATCGTCTTCACGAACTCGTTCTGGTTCGACTGCATGATGCGGCCCAGGTGCATGTCGGATCCGGATCCTACTGACTCGGCCACAGCCTGGTCGGCCTCGATGGATGCACGTTTCTCGTCGCCGTGGTTTTCCATGCCGGTCTGATACTTCGCGTACCAGGTCGGGTAGGCGATGGTCGTATCGACTATGGTCTGGAAGAGGAAGCCTCGAGCCTTGACCGCGTTCCACATCGCCTCGCCTCGGCTGGTGGCCATGACTTTTTTCATGTACTCCTTCGCTTCTCGGTTGACCACCTGCTTGCGATTCTCCATGAACTTCGACTTGGCATCGATCATGTCCTTGACCGCAAACGGCTTG